AAATGCCGCCCTCCGGGGCGGCATTTTTTACTTTACTGTTGTGATTGTTATGTTATATTGTAATTTCCTGGAGGATAGGACGACATGGCAACTACGAGCAAGGCAACTACGCCTAAGGCAACGACAAAGAAAACGACGACCCGAAAGACTACCACAAACCCAACACCTGCGAAGCAAACTCAGGTGACGAACACTTCAGATAGTCGGATTGAAGCTCTTGAAAATCGGGTTAAAGCTCTTGAAACTAGAAATGTCAAGATCTTAAATCTTTTGCGCAAGTCCGCAAACATTCGAGATTGGCAACTTACCGAGGCTGGTCTACACTAGAGCTAGCTTTCGCTTGCGCTTCGAAGAAGACATTTGTCACCCTACATAATAGTTATCAGTAGGGTGATGAATGTCTTCTTTTGCTTATACTAAAAATCCAACTCCTTTTAGCTTTTTTGATACTGATACCGAGTTCCAGACAGAAGCTGATGCTATGGTTTCGTTTGTCAAGAGAAAGTTAGGTGATGATATTCTCAGTGTTGAGCTAACAAAAAAGCAGATGTGGGCATGCTTTGAAGAGTCTTTTCTGGAATATGGCCGCATAATCAATGAAGCAGACGCAAAGTCACAGTTGGCAAATCTTCTTGGATACACAACTGGAAGTAATAAGACTGGACTTTTTCCAAAACAGAATCTCGAATTCCTTCTTCGAATGGCAGAACCATATTCTATGGAAGCTGGAATTGGTGGGTCTTATAACGAGGTTTCCGGCTCGATTCAGTTGGAATATAAACGACAAGACTATAATATATACGATGAGCTAAAAGATGGTGATGGGAATCTTATTGTTTCAAGCAGTAGAAATTCTCCTCGTACAAAAATGAGGATCAAGGAAGTTTTCCACTTCAGCCCCCAGGCAGCCTATAGATTCTTCGATACGACGTCAGCTGTCAATTATCTTAATAATGAATTCAGTTTTGAGTCGTTTACTCCTGAGACGATTTTTTACGTCTTACCAGTCTTTGAAGATGTTCTCCGCGCTGGCCAGATGGACATATCGAACCGTGTAAGAAAATCAAATTATTCTTATAGAATTATTGGTGAAAGGATTCGAATTTATCCAATGCCTACTGAGCTGACTGGGTCAAATAACCCAATGAAGCTTTGGATTCGAGTCGCGTTTGCGCCGAATCCGTATGATCCTGACATTCAGGATGATACGATTTATGGGACGTCTAATCTGTCGAATGTTCCTTTTGGGCGGATGAGCTATAAACATACCAATTCTGTTGGCCGACAGTGGGTTCGGGAATATACACTTGCTTTGTGTAAAGAGCTTTTAGGGTTAGTCCGTTCTAAATTTGCCACTGTTCCTATACCGTCTGGTGACTTGAATCTCAACGGAGCTGATCTAGTTTCGCAAGGTCGCGAAGACCAGACAAGGTTAAGAGACCAGCTCGTGGAATTACTTGACAGCTTAACTTATAGCAAACTCTTAGAAGGACAAGCTACAGATGCAGAAAATATTATGAGAGCCCTGAAGGCAATGCCAATGCCGCTGGGTAAATCTATCGTTATTAAGTGAGGGTTGAAAGATGGCAAGACTCTTTATAACTCCGCGCGAACAAGATCTTATCTCTGATTTGACTAAAGAGATAATGAAAGATGTAGTGGGTCAGAAGGTCTACTATTACGCTGTTCGTACAGACGTGACGCAAATTCATGATGTTTATGAAGAAGCTATCGACAAATATTTCGATCCGCCACTGGAAATAGAGGCCCAAGTTTTATGGTCTCCACAGACAGTGGTTACTAATCGTTTCGGTTCTGAGCAACTTTATACAATAGAAGTGTATCTTCACTACAAAGACTTAATAGATAGAGATATAGACGTTCAAGAGGGCGATTACTTTTCATACGGTGAAACGTTCTTTGAAATTACCTCCCTCACATGGCAGTCTAATATCTACGGAGAGATTGAATATATGACAGGCGTTAAGCTTCTTGGGAAGCAAGCCAGAAAAGGACTTATTGATAAACCCCCGATTGGTCCTACTGATGAAGGCTATTATCCAGGAGATCCCGACGCTATCCAACGCACGTTTATTCAACAGAGAGGCTTTGCTGAAAATGCCGAAGGTCCCACCGGTGATAAGCGCGCATTAATTGAACAAGGAAAGTTGCAACTACCCCCCGAGCCAGCTCCGGCTGAGGTATCACCAGAGGGTTCTCCAGGTGAGATAAGTTCATCTTTCTACGACGAGAGTTAATATGGCGACAAGATATTCTTTAACAAAAGGGCAGTATCAGACAGTCGATTCCGGCTATGATAATGGTGATGAAGCTAATGACTTCACAATGCCCTCTTGTACCATAGAAGACGTCGACCGCGGTGTTTTTGAGCTCTTTAATAAGGAATTACCTCTTTTCTACAAAAGAAAAGACCAGCAGAAGCGTATCCCCGTAATTTTCGCAACAGGTGAAAGATTTGCTATTCTTGCTAGAAATAAGCCATTACGAGACAAGTCCAATGCGCTGATTTTACCCTTAATATCAGTTATAAGAACCGGTATTGATCAAGAAGGTGCAAAAGGAGCTGGTCAATTTCAGGGCGGACCAATTACGGTAAAAGTGAAATTAAGCGAAGATGATTTGAGGTATCAAAGGTTACAAAACATTCATGGTTTCAAAAATTCGGACGAGTCCGCTATTGGAGCTTTTGCTAACCAGGATGATGGAGATGGTGGGGGAACCACCAACGGTCGCCTTGCCACTAGAAGAGCTGCACCGTCCGTGACAGTCTCAAGCCGCCGCGGCACGCTCTTAACTCCTAATCTTCGAAAGAATTTGGTAGAAATGATTCAGATCCCCCCTATCAAACAATACACTGCCACTTATGAAATTACGTTTTGGACACAATATACTCAAGAGATGAATTCAATGATCAATGTTTTGATGGGTGGGTATGTTGAGAATAGAAGACGAACATTTGTGATTGAAACAGAGACTGGGTATAGATTCTCTGCGTTTGTCGACGCCGCGCTGACACCACAGAATAATTTTGATGATTTTACAGATGCAGAGAGATTAGTCAAATATAATTTCACAATGAGTGTAGCAGCTTATATGGTTGTAGCACAAGAGCCCGGAATGCCAGTGCCGTTTAGAAAAACAGTGTCTTCCCCTGATGTTCAATTTGGCGTAAGCCAAAATATTGGCGGCATTCCGGCCAGCCCACCACCCGCCGGTATCCCATCAGGAGATCCAATGGCATGGATTTTTGCAGGTGTCACACCAGCTGATGAAGGGAATCCCCCGGCAGGAATAGGGGCACCGAAGGGCGCAGGGGCAATAGGTGGGTTCCCCGGTACCCCGACAGTTGAAGTGGGAGGACAGTCAGCGGCAAATCTTGCAGGTCCAGCGAGATTAACGAGTCCGAAGACTATAATTACAAGTATTAACCCCTTTACAGGAAAGAAAGAGCATCTCGAAATCATGATTTCAAGTGCAGATCCCAAAACGGGAGAAGCAGTTTTTAAGTTTAGTAAGAAGTCACCCAGTGGCATTGCTATTGATCTTGGGAAACTACTCAAAGATTGATAAAGCTATATGAGACATTTAGGCATCGTACGAAATAGTTATTTGTGATATAGAAGATCCAGGAGACCCGACTCATGGCAGAGCAAACATTTAGATCCCCAGGTTTTTTCGAGCGCGAAATTGACGCGACCGCAAGAGAAACCTCAATCGTAGGCACTCCAGCAGGTGTTGTTGGAACCGCAGAAAAAGGTCCTGCATTCGTACCGGTAACGGTGGGAAGCATGACAGACTTTATCAATAAGTTTGGCGATATTGATACGAATCGATTTGGTCCTTACGCTGTACAAGCATTCCTGGCCAACAGGACTGCTTTAACGTATATGCGGGTTTTGGGGGCTGGTGCAAATGAGAGCACCACCGATATTTCAAACACTCAAAATCTTGGCACTGTAAAAAATGCTGGATTTAAGATCGTTCCTGCGACATCGCAGTGGAACATTGATACCGCTAATGGTGGTGATGTAGGAAAGTACACCGACAGTTGCGTACAGTTTTTAGTGGCCAAACACTACGTTTCTGGTGCGACCGATTATTCTCACCCGATGTTCATTGATAACCCATCATTCAACATCTCTGGTGCAGGAACAGTTAATCTTGTTCGTGGTGTAATCTTTACCGCATCTGGAAGTCGTATGCAGATTCTTGACATCGGTCAAGATTGGGCCGACAACCTTGATGCGCGCGCTGGCTTTACAAATGGTGGAAATCTTTTTGCGCTAGCAGTATCTTCATCTAGAGGTGGGGCTTACACATCGCAGTATGCTGCGACCGATAAGTACGGAAGAACGATCGCGGGACCAGGCGTAAAAATTATGACTGCATCGCTTGATCCTACAAATAAGAATTACATCTCTAATATATTGAATACTGATCCCCTCAAGTTTTACGAGCATCAGCACCTTTTATATCTTGACTTTGCAGTTGAGGCTGAAATTGCTGGCGTTGATGAGTCTGGTGGGGCATCCGCTGCTTATCCCCTTGGATTACTTTCTGGGTCAGGTGATAATCTTAATAATGCGCTTACCGGGGCATCAAGAAAAGCCCTAAGCGCATTCGGTCGCTTCGATACTAGATACACAACCGCAAAGACACCGCAGGTATTTTCGCAACCTTACGGTGGCACTGAATATCCCTTGGTTCACTTCGAGTCTCTTTCGGATGGTGAGTATGGAAGTAGTAACGTAAAGATTACTATAGCGAATCTACGGGCCTCTACGGATGGAAACTATCCATACCCTGAGTTTGAAGTACAAGTTCGTAGGTTTGATGATTCCGATATGGACCCGCAAGTTTTGGAAACATATCCCGCTTGTAACCTCGATCCTACATCTGAAAACTTTGTTGCTCGAAGGATTGGTGACTATAAGGCACGGTATAACTTCGATGCTGAAAATGATGATGAAAAGAGAATTATCGTTACTGGTCGATATCCGAACCTTTCGAATTTTGTTCGTGTAGTAATACACGAGTCAGTTTATAATCGCTTAGTTCCCAAAGATGCGTGCCCATTCGGCTTTAGCGGTGTCCCTGTTATTAAGACATCAAACTCCATGACAGATTCTCCGAGGAGACGTCTTGAGATGGATGGTGTGTATTACGGCGCCGACGGTAGTGGCAGAATGTGGGGTGGCGGTGGATCATCGGCTGCTTCAGCTGGTCCATTGACAGGCTCTATTGTTCCCCCACTTCCGTTCCGCTTCAAGGTAACTCGTGGGAATGTTAAGAACAACTACAGTGGAATGGCTGGTGACCCAAGTTCAAGAGAGATTGTTGACCGCCGTCTAAACTGGGGTGTTAAGTGGAGCCGCTGTCCAGAAACGGGTAGTATGGCGTCTGCAAACCTCAATGTTAACGCATCAAACATCGCGAATCCGCTTATCAAGGCGTACACCAAGATGAATGGTATTGAGAAGCTTGATACGGTTACAACCGGATCAGGTAGAGATGTTTTCAATGCGAACAAGTTCACATTGGCTCGAGTCGCTCTAGTTGGAACAGGTAGTAGTGGTCCTAATTTATTAACGTACGTTACAGGTACAGCGCAAGAGGTGATGAAAGAAGCATGCTATATTAGAAATGGTGTACCTGATTCGCAGACATATGCTGTTATGGATCCTGACAAGTCTGGCCAGGGCCGTGTAACTCTGGCAACACTGATTCAGTCCAGCTCAGTTAAGTTCAACCGATTCACTGCATATACTGCATTCAATATTCCGCTCTTTGGTGGATTTGATGGTGTCAATATTCTTAATAGAGACATGTTCTACATGACAGATAGAGCGACTTCAACCGATGCAACGTCGGGTGGGTTAACCGGATTGGCTTCTGATGAGTTTAATCAAGGAACGATTGGTCTTGGTCCTAAGAACAGCGATGGTTCGATTACGAATCAGTCTGGTCAGGGCCGCTTGAACAACTATATCCAAGCTTATAGAAAAGCTGCTGAGATTATGACAGATCCAATGACCACAAGAATTAATCTTTTGGCCGTTCCTGGTATCCGTGATCCATATGTTACAGACCACGCAGCATTGAAGACGAAAGAATACTCCATGGCCATGTATGTAATGGATATTCCATCCTGGACTGAGAGTGAAACTCGTCTGTTCGGTGGTGAAGATAGCTCAAAGATTGCAAGCGCATCCTACTCATTACCAGATGTTAGAGAAACAGCTGAGCAGTTTGAGTCAAGAGTATTTGATAACAACTACACGGCAGCATATTTTCCAGATGTTTATATCACTGACAAGAACACGAATTCGAAAGTTCAGGTTCCAGCTTCTGTAGCCGTTATGTCCGCATTAGGGTATAACGATAAGGTCGCGTATCCCTGGTTCGCTCCAGCCGGTTTCAACCGCGGCGGACTTAGCATGGTAAGTAACACGTCCGTTAGACTGACAGCTGGTGATAGAGATGATTTATATGATGCGAGAGTTAATCCAATCGCGAACTTCTCGGATGGAAGCTTCGTAATATTTGGTCAGAAGACATGTCAACTAGCGAAATCAGCTCTTGACAGAGTTAATGTTCGAAGAATGTTACTTGAAGTTAAACGTCAAGTTGTTGCTATCGCTGACAAGATTCTATTCGAGCCTAACAATGACGCTACCAGAGCACGCTTCATCGGCCAGGTTACACCACTCCTTGCGACTATTCAGTCCCAGCAAGGTATTGAATCCTTCAAGGTCGTGATGGATAACACTAACAACACATCAGAAGATGTTGAAAATAACAGACTAAATGGTCGCATCGTAGTCGTACCCACAAGAGCAATCGAATTTATTGCTATAGATTTTATCATAACAAATAGTGGTGTAGATTTTGCGTAGTATAGTTAAGAAGAGAATACAGGAGATTATTTCAAATGGCTGAACTTACATTTAAGAGCCCGGGTGTTTCTACCAAAGAGATAGACCTTTCGGGTCCGACACAAACCGGACCGAGCGGAGTACCAGCTGGAGTTATCGGAACAGCAGATCAAGGACGAGCATTTGTTCCAATAACAATGGCAACGTTCGCAGACTTTGTAGCTGAATTTGGTAACACTGATGGCACAAAGTTTGGTCCTATGGCAATGAGACAATGGTTAACATATACTCAGGCTGGAACATATCTTAGAACCCTGGGTTGCGGTGATGGTAAGAAAAGGGAGTCGACAGGTGTCGTTACCAATGCTGGCTTCATAGTTGGTGAACAGTTACCGAAGGGTAACGGAATTCTTGGCGCCAATGTGTACGCTGGCACAAGAAGTGGCGCGAACCCGGGCCCTCTCGGCAGAGCGCATTTTCTTGCAGTCTGTATGTCTGGTAGCAAAATGCCGAACTCTGATAAGAATTACTTGCAAGAAGCAGGTCTTGAGTTAAGTGCTCCTGTCCTTCGTGGAGTTATTCTTGCAGCATCCGGTGTTTTACCCGCATTGAGCGCTTCTCGCGCCGCAGCGGGATCAGAGGGTACTCGTGGCACAGCTGGATATGGTGGTGGCCTTTTCTCAGGAAATAACCTTCCCCTTGGAGCTCCAACCGCACAGAATCTTGCCGCTGATACTGCATACGGGTCAGGTGGGACAAACAACGCTGGGTCCACACTCGGTGCCGTTGACATTGCTGGAGGAAAGCAAGAGTTTGTTCTTATGTTGAATGGGCACACTCATACAGATTCATTTCCTACAGTTATTACTGCTTCGTTTGACCCAACGGCTCCAAACTATCTTGGAAATGTTCTTAACACTGACCCCTTAGATGTTCAAAAAGCCGGCCATTATTTATATGCACATTGGCCAGTTTACCCTAACTTTGCCGTACCGACCGGCTCAAATTACATGGGTTATAACTATCAGCCCGCAGTTAATGCCGTGATTGGCTCTAGATTAACAAAGTACGAAGATATCGCTTTCCTTGTCACGTCTTCATTAGGAAGAAATGCCGGCAGCGCAACGATTCCAGACTTTGAGGGATTCCGTGATAGATTCAGAACAGCACGTGCACCAAAAGTTATTTCACAGGCGTATGGTGGTTCTGAAAAAGATCTATTCCGTATTTGGTGCTTGGACGATGGTGCCATTGGTAACCATCGCGTTAAGATTTCTATTGAGAATATCGTAAAATCAACAAACGTTAACAACAAATATTGCACATTCGATCTTGCGGTTAGAGACTTTGAGGATACTGATGATCTTCCCGTGGTCATTGAGAAATTCCCTAAGCTCTCTCTTAATCCTCTCGATGAGAGATATATCGCAAGAGTCATTGGTGATTACCACTTGTATTATGATTTCGATAAAAGGGCCGGTTCACAGAAGCTTGTTGTTGAGGGTTCTTACCCCAACCGCTCGAACTATATTCGAGTTGAGCCAGTTGACGCATTAGACAAGGGAGAAATTCCCGCTGATGCTTTACCCTGCGGTTTCCGTGGTATTGATCACTTAGTAACATCAGGATCTAGTATCTTTAAGATGACATCTGCTGACTTCGCTCCAAACCTTGGTTCAGATACATTCCCAACCGCAAATATCGTACAGCCACCTATTCCATTCCGGTCTACGGTTTCAAGAGGAAAATCTCCTAGAAAAGTTCTCTCTTCCCAGCTTTACTGGGGTATCCAGTTTGAGGTGAAAGATAACATAGATGAGCCGAATAAGAGCACAGTCATGGATACGTCCATCAAGAATTATGGAACGTATTTCCCAGACTTCAGGCAAGATCAGCAAGCAGCGATGGTTGGAGACAATGTCGGTACAGCTGATAGTTCTGGTACCATATTTGATTGTGACCGTTTTAATAACAACAAATTCTCACTTGAAAATGTCCAAGTTGTTGTAACAGCGGCTGATAAAGCAGACTCCAACCAGTGGGCTGCTGCGACATATCGTCGAGCAGGCGCGGCAGAAAATATGGCAGATATTGACGGGTCAACAAAAACAACGGCTTCTGGACTCACAAGACTTCTTAGCGTTGAAAAAGACTTTGGTCTTTCATCGGTTAGGAAATTCCTCAAGTTTACATTCATGGCCCAAGGCGGTTTCGACGGACTTAACATCTTTGACAGAAATAAGTTCGACATGACCTCAACTGCCTGTAAGAGAGAGATGGACGACTCCACTCAGGGTGAAACCAGTGGACCGACTGTTGCAGCGTATAGAAAAGCGCTAGATATTCTTGAGCAACGTTCAGATGTGAATATCCAGCTTCTAGCTATTCCAGGTATTAAGCACGAATCAGTTACAGATTATGCGATCACGACTGTTGAAGATCGCTTTGATGCTCTTTATGTTATGGACATTGAGACAACGGACACCCTTGGTAACGTAGTTACGGGCTCAAATGAGATTGTTAGTGTAACCAACACGGTGGCAGATTTCACAAGTCGTAATCTCGACTCATCGTTCGCAGCCGCATACTTCCCAGATGTAATCATGGAAGAAGTTAATACAGGACAGAATGTTGTTGCCCCCGCAAGTGTTGCGGTCTTAGGTGCATTTGGTCTAAACGACAAGATTGCATATCCTTGGTTCGCGCCAGCTGGTTTCACTAGAGGTGCTCTTAAGCATGTTAGAGAAGCAAGTGTGAAGCTGAATAGAGGAAACTTAGATGCGCTATATGACGCTGATATTAACCCAATCACCGCATTCCCTCAATCAAAGGAAGTCGTGGTTTTCGGCCAGAAGACACTTCTCGCAGCTCAAAGCGCTCTCGATCGTGTCAATGTTCGCCGCCTGTTAATCGATATTCGACGTCAGGTCCGAGCGATTGGAGATACATTCCTCTTCGAACCAAACAGGGAAGCAACTCTCGCGAGATTCTCCGCAGCTGTTAATCCGATTCTAGCCAGAATACAACAACAGCAAGGTCTTGATAGGTTCAAGGTACAGATTGATGCAACCACAACAACACAGGCTGACATCGAGAACAACACAGTTAGAGGAAAGATATTCCTCCAGCCCACCCGTTCGGTCGAGTTTATATCACTAGATTTTGTGGTAACTAACGCCGGCATGGACATTTAAATTAAGAGCTATATAGTTATCTAAGAACAAGGAGTAACACAAAATGCCAGAGACACTATCAGTTACCGATATGTTGCCGAACAAGTTCGAGCCGAAGAGAAAATTTCGGTGGGTGTTCGCAATTGAAGGTATTGACGCATTTTTGATCAAGACGGCTGCTCGCCCTACAATGAACACCGCTGAGGTTGAAATTCCCTTTATTAACTCTACCCGCTTTATTGCTGGTAAGACGAAGTTCGATGCTTTATCGGTTACGCTTCACGATCCAATCGCTCCTTCAGGTGCACAACAGGTTATGGAATGGGTACGTACCCACTATGAGTCTGTCTCTGGTCGTGGCGGTTACGCTGATTTTTACAAGCGCGATTGCCAGCTTAAGCTGCTAGATCCTGTTGGTACAGTGGTCGAACTTTGGGATATGAAAGGATGTTTCCTCACATCAGCTGCATTCGGTGATCTGGACTATGGTTCAGAAGACCCTGCAGAGATTTCATTGTCGATACGTTTTGATAACTGCGTACTACAATACTGAACATCGGAAATCATTTCTATTATAAAAAGAGCGTGTTATCACGCTCTTTTTTTGTTTACAGCTCATTTACCCGGTTTAAGATATCTTAACGTTGTTAAGCATGAGGTGAATGTATGTCAACTGAACAAGGCGGCGGCGGAGGCGGCCCTAGCGATAGAAGCGAAATATTTGGGTCAATGAAGGGTCACATGCCCACCCGAAATGTCATGAAGGATGATTTTGGGTTTGAGATCCCTGTTGAGGTTGTACCTCTCCCGTCAGGTGGAAAATGCTATGATGTTGAGCATCCGCTCCACGGCAAAAATACGGTCGAGATTAGAGCCATGACGGCCAGAGAAGAAGATATTCTGACGTCGAAAGCCCTGATTAAGAAGGGCACTGTTATTAGTCACTTGCTCAAGTCATGTATGATCGATAAACGAGTTAATCCAGACACTATGCTGGCTGGTGATAGAAATGCTCTAATGGTTGCAATGCGTGTAACAGGTTATGGTGCATCCTATAATGTAGAAGTTGATTGTCCTGCATGTAGCGAACGCTCTAAGCAATCGTTTAATCTTGGAGATCTTCCGATTAAGCGTTTAGAGATTGAACCTGTTACAGCAGGAACAAATCTTTTCGAAGTTCAGCTCCCTGTTACAAAGGCTAAGTGTCGTTATAAGTTACTGACCGGTACAGATGAGCAGGATATCATGGTAGCATCAGAAAGAAGAAAGAAGCAAGGACAGAGAAGCGAAAACCTTATTACTTCCCGGTTACGCTCTTCTATTGTTTCAGTGAATGGTGTTCAAGATAGAACTAAGCTTGACATGTTTGTTTCGAGTCTCCCGGCAAGAGATTCTTTATTCTTAAGAAAGCATATTGACAATAACGAACCAGGTATTGATATGAAATCCTGGATGGATTGTCCCGCTTGTCTTGAGCACTCGGAGGTTAGACTGCCCCTGGGGGCGGCGTTTTTTTGGCCTGACGAATAGTACCAAAGAAATATTCCTTGAACAGATTTTCTTGCTAATGTACTACATGGGGTTTTCCTATGTAGAAGGGTATAATTGCCCGATTTGGATGCGCCATTGGTTCATTAAGCGCCTTAATGATGAGATAAAGAAGTCTAACGGTAAGCAGTCATCTCATGCGGCCCACCAGAATAGTCCTGATGCAAGGGCGATGATGGGAAGATATCGTTCCCAAGTTCCTGCAAAATTGCGTAGATTTACATAGTTATTGTAGAGGTGGTAAAAATGGATCCAGTTAAACGACAGTTTCTGAAAGATTGCGCTAGATATATTCGCGGTGAGATAACTGAAATTAGGCTTAATGGCCCAAAGAAGACAATAAAACTCTTTGCGCAAGCTCTGAAGGAGTCTAGAAATCTCTATACTGCGTTACACGCTGATAAAAAAATGTCAGATGTATTGCCAATCTTAGAATCCAAGAAATTTGCAACATCCAAGCTACGAAAAGCTACCGGGTTTGTGTGGCCTTTTTAATGGTTGTTTTTTATGGTGCGTAGATTTCTATTTACCATACTTATAGCAAGGCATTAGGCTGCGCACAGGGTGGTTATTAGATGGCAGGCGATTCAAAAGAAGCTGCAGACCAATTAGGCATACAGCAACAGATTAACAAAGTTCTGTCTGAGCGTGCCGCAATGCTTGATTCTCAGGCGAAGCAATTGTCTGGTCAAGTGCAGCTTGCTGCTGAATTATGTAAAGCATTAGAATGTAAAGATCTCGACCAGGTTGCTTCTAGACTTGAAGAAATAAACGCTGGTCTGCAAGATGCCGCTAGCAATGCGACTGATTTCTCCAACGCTGGTGGAGAGATTCAAGATAGCATGGATCAAGCTGGTGAAGGTGCCCAAGGTGCAATGGGCAAAGTAAGCGAATTCGTAAAAGAGCTTGGTGCCTCAAAAGCCGCAGCCGCCGGAGCCGCCGTAGGAATTGGTAAGGGTATGAAGAGCGCCGGCGCCTCTATACAGATGGCTGCTGCTAGCGCAATTCAGATGGCCAAGAATTTGGCTGCTGTTGGTAAGTCCATTATATCAATGCCGTTTAAGATGCTTGGTGGCTTAACTGAGATGGCTACAGCTGGTGGCGGAGGCGTGAGTGCCCTAAAGCAAGAAATGGAGAAAGTTCGCGGGGAATTTGGTGACCTCGCAACAGGAGAAGGTAAAGCGGTCATCGATGGCTTTAACGACCTTACTTCTGCTAGCGGTGCTCTGGCTCAAAGTGGCCTCAATGTTTCTCAAGTGTTTGGGCGAGGTTCAGCGGGAGCAGCAGCGGCATTAGCAGCAGTGTCCGAGATCGCGCAAGAAGCCGGTAGTTCCTTCCACATGCTAAGTGAGTCCATAGCCGAGAATGCCGGCCAGATGGTCATGTTGAATAAGGGCCTTGGTATGTCCAATGCTGCGCTGGTCGAGATGACCAGACAGGCTCAGAACTCTGGTCAAGATGTCGGTGAGATGTTAACGGCTACTGCTTCTATGGCGATCCAAATGGGTGACAAGTTTGGAATCTCTGCGAAGACCATGGGTAAGAACATGGCGTCCCTTACAGAGAACTTCGAAAAGCTTGGTAAGATGAGTACCAAACAGCTTGGTGCAACAGCAGCATACATGGCTAAATTAGGTCTTGAAGCAACAGACTTGCTTGGTGTTGTTGATAAATTTGATAACTTTGAGGGTGCAGCTGAATCGGTATCTATGTTGAATCAATCAATGGGAATGCAGCTTGATACGATGGAAATGATGAATGCTGAAAATCCAGCTGAGCGGATCGATATGATGCGTGACGCATTCCATGAGACCGGAAAATCAGTTGATGATTTAACACGACAAGAAAAAGCGCTGATGGCTGAGCAAATGGGTCTTTCCGTTACAGCAATGGAAAATGCACTAGCAGCTGAGAATCAAGGCGTTTCTTATGAAGACCTGGAAGCCGGCGCAGAGGAAGCTGAAGACCAAGCTCTCACTCAAGAAGAAGCGATGTCAAAGCTAGCTGATTCTATTGAGAAGATGACAGAGGGTGGAGGATCAGGCGTTCAGGGATTCTTTGACGCATTTTCTAAGGGCTTTATGAAGGGGCTTAAGGACTCAAAGGCATTTCAAGATGTTCTAAAAGCTATTCGTAAAGCGTTGAAGATTGTTTTCCAGTTTGGTAAGCAAGTTGGTAAAATGTTTGCTGATCTTATGGGCGACATGGGTGTATGGGACGGTATCAAAGACTTGTTCGACCCCAAGGACCTTCGTAATTTAATGGGGATCGATGAGAAGGGCGGCCTAACCGGAACAGGATTATTAGGCATTTTTAAGAAATTCAAAGATGCGCTATCTGGAAAAGGGAACTACAGCCCGCAGCGAATGGCTGAAGATATGGGGAAAGAGTTCTCGAAGTTCTTCAGCGCAAAAGGGCCGGCATTTGCCAAGCTAAAAGATGCATTCGCAAAAGGTATTCAAATGATTGGTGCAATGATCGCCGGATTTATACCATTTGTAATTGGCAAGATGGTCGAAATGATCAATGGAATGGCTGATGCTCTTAGAAATCCATCCGGTCTGGGGGATGCAGCTTCATCGGGAATTGGAGGCGCGATAATAGGTGCACTCCAATCGATTGGTGATGCTTTGATGGCTGCTCTTCCATCGTTGATCGGCGCGCTACTTAATCTTCTTTCAGCTGCTGCTATGAACCCAACTGTTTGGAAGGTCGCTGGAGCTTACTTTGGTTTCATGATTATGAAATCGTTGTTGGTAGGTGCAATCATGGCAGCCAAAGCAGCACTATTCCAGGTTGTCGTTGCGAAGATAGCTGGCTTAATGACTGGTGCGACTGATAAAGCAGCTGCAAAAGCTGAGAAGGGTGGAAAGAGTGGAGGGAAGATGGGCAAGTCCTTCAAGAAGGGAATGTCCAATATGGCTGATGGCTTAAAGTCATTTGTAAAAAGAATAGCAGATATTAAGCCTGGCGATATCGTAAAAGCGATGATTAACATGACGCTAATGGCTCTTTCGTTTCTTCCGGCCATGGCAATATTTGCTCTTGGGTTAGTGATGGTCGCCGCCATTCTATCGATGATTAAATTCACCACACTTATTAAGGGTCTTGTTGGAATTGCTTTAGGCGCGTTAGCAGTACAGATTGTTGTTAGTGCAGCTATGCTAATTCAGCCTGGGATGGTTGTGCCTGCATTGATTGGTTTACTCGCAGGTGCCCTCTTGCTTGTGGTTGGTGGTACAGTCTTTACTTTAGCTATGGGAGTGATTGGCACGGTCGTAGGGGCCGTTGGAGTTGGTACAATCATGATGGCCGCTGTTGGTCTGGCGGCGATGGCTATCGGTGCGATCGCTGTTGCGTATGCCATCATTCCATTTTCAATCCTTGGCCTCCTTTACCCACTTGCGATTCTCGCTGCGATTGGACTTGTGGCCGGTGCTTATATGCTGGCAGCTGGTGGTGTCGCATTTACAGAAGCAGTGGGGGAGATCGGTAATGCTGTTAAGGGCGTCGGTCTTGGAACGATGGCCATGGCTGCTGTTGGTCTTGCTGTTCTTGCAATAGGCGCTATTGCTGCTGCCGCCGCCGCATACGCATTCGCCCTTGGGCTTCCATTCTTTGGCCCCGGTATCGGTGGAGCCATTTTAGGTAGTATATTCTTGCTGGTTGGCGGTACCGCGTTTATGATATCAGTGGCATTCTTTAGCGAAATTATTAAAGGTATAAAGTTTGGACCCCTAATCGTCGCGATGCTTGCGTTAGTCATTCTTACAGCTGCAGCTGTTGGGGTTGCCATGTTGATGACCTACGGCATCGGGGCCTTTGCTACGGGTATTGCTGGTGCTATTATAGGCTCCATTTTCATGTACTTCATGGCGACCATGTTTTTACCAAAGCTAAAAGAAGCCGCAGCTGTATTCCCTGAAGATATGGTAGGTATGGCGATGAATATGCTGCAGCTTGCTATTATGTTACTTCCGACCATCGGCAGCGCGTGGCTTATGGGAGCTGGTATTCAGGCGTTTATTTTGGGATCGATTGGAGCGGTAACGGCAACGATTTTCTTCGAATTATTGGCTACATTGGCTTTACCAGCTATAAAGAAAGCTGCTGCTGAATTTCCTGAAGACATGGTAAAGGCGGCAATTGACATGGGGCTTCTTGCTATCATGCTTGGCTTCGCTGCTTTGGCTGGTTTAGCTTTCTCATACGGCGCAATACCGATGTTAATAGGATCCCTCGGTGCCATCACATCAGTGGCATTCTTCAATGCTCTATCCAAGTTCTTTATACCAGCATTTAATAAATTCATGGGGAAAGTGGATACTAACACAATTCTCGAAGGTGCAAAAGTTATGGCTGCGCTTGCAGTTGTAATGGTCGCCGCGGCCCTAATGGCTGTGCTATCATTGGTGATGATAATCTTTGCGAACCCAATTGTTCTTTGGCTTGCTGGAAAAGGACTAAAGGGAACAGCAAAATTCCTCGATGCCCTAGTCGAGCACTTAGGTCCAGCAGTAGAGGCTCTTGCAAAAATGAAGGTCGGGGATCCAAGTAAGCTAAAAGATCTTGTTCAAGCCATCGGCATGATTCTTCAAGCACTTGGTGAAAATGTTGATGTTGTTGTGAAAGTCGCAATGATCCAGGGATTCTCAAATATGTCTGGTAGCGAACAAAATATTCTAGCAGATGCTCAGAAGTTTATGGAAGCAATGTTCAAGGGGATGACAGGACTGTTAAACACTCTTAAGGCAATGGTTGCCAGTATGAAGCCGGAAGACATCGAGAAGATGGAGGCCATAGGTGGTCTCTTGGCAGCAATCGGAACGTTAATGACAGCTTTACAACCCCCTCCAGCGTTAATGGACGCGATTGCTGATATGTCGAAAGGAGGCTTCTTTAAGAAAGCAAATCCGAAGGGTGCCGCCAAGGTGATGAAACAATACGGCGAGACTATGAAAATGATCCTTGGGTCTGTTAAAGACAATATTCCTCCGATGATTAAAGAGATTCTTACGATTGATATTGGTGAAGATCCTAAGCTTGCTGAAGCGAAGGCGAAGGTAGTTGGTGCCGCAATGACGGGTGCTGGTAAGCTTGTGGAAGCTATCGGCGGAATCGCGCAACTATTTATGGAACAGAATCAGAGCGAAAACAGTGGTTTCTTCAGGACGGAAGGACCATCGATGGCAGACACGCTGTCATCAATGAAGCCTGTATTTGATTATATCTTTAAGTCAATTAAGGGCAATCTGCCTTCTATCGTGACAGCAGTTATAGAAGCTGTCCCAGAGGGTATCGATGCAAAGGCAGCAGAGGCGAAGATCGGAATTGTGGGTGGCGCAATGGAGGCGGTTGCAAACTTCGCTGAAGCTATTGGGGTCGTTGCAAACTTAATGCCACCAGAGGGCGGAAGCTTCTTTAAGAAGGGAAAGACCATGAGCGAGCGTCTAAATGAGATGATGCAAATCGTTAGAAAAGTAGTTAACGCTGTCAAGGCACACATTGGTCCATTGGTCAAATCAGTATTAGATATCCCGATTGAAGGCGATCCAAAAGCACAGCTTGCGAAATTGGAAGTCATTGGAAAGGCTATGGCCATTGTCGGGGACTTTGCAAATGTCGTAGGGCAATTACAGGAAATGGGGACAGAGTCGATAATCGGCCTTTCAGGTACCATTGCATTAATTGTAAAAGAGATTGTAGATTCGCTAACATTTAACAGTAGTACATACACAATGGGCGATCTATTCGTCGCATTAGCAGAGTTCAATTATCCCGCATCAGATCTAGATAAAATGGACACAGCTCTCTGCGCCATGAACAAGATGACCGAATTCGCGTCAGCAGCCTCAAATATGCAATCAGTGGCAACCGCATTTGCTGAGGGCGGCGGACTCGGAGAGGCAGTTAATCTTATGGTACAAGAAGTGAACGCAGCGCTACTGGCCCTTAACAGCTTAGAGGCCGTCGATGCCAATGTTGCGTTAGAGAATTTTGCTGGTGCGATTGGATCGGGTGGAGGAGAATTTACGATTACGAATGAGCCAGTCAATATTACGATCAATATGAATGTTACGATGGATGCTAATAAGGTTGGTAAAGTTCTTGTTGATAAATCTGTGATGACATCACCATTGGCGCAGGCTGAATAGGAGTTAAGATGAGCGATGAGAAAAAAAATGAAGAAGAGACTATAAAAGAATTAGGGGTCTCTGAAGATATCTTCGATGAACATACTCAAGAAGAGATGGATGAAGCGAACCAAAGGGTTCTTGAGTTTTGGAAGATCGCTTTGTCACCTGAGATAGAAGCATTAGAGGCAGACCTTCATAAACTATCAAAAGATTCTTCATTTATGAGTAAATTTGTCGCTAAAATAGTTAAAGAAGATGGAAGGTAGTTTTTAGATGAGTATTGATGGTATAAACGGTGAAACTTATACACCGGAGGGAACCGGGACAGATGGCCAAACCAAGATTGGCGATGATCTGACTACAGAAGCACGTGAGACCCTTGCAGCATACCTTAGCAATCTAACAACAGACCCCCAAAATCGGAACGCTTTTCCCGTAGACCCCGCTGATCCAGTAAATGAATTTTCTCTTCGACAAGCAAATGGGCTACCGTCAGAATTTGCAACTGGAGGGAACGATGGTACCGAAGGCTTTACAGACACAATGCCAGAAGGAACGAATTCTTCTGCGGCTGCTGTGGGCGAGTTCGATACGCTGAGTAATTCTGGTAGATTTCTTCCAGGTATAAATGATTGGTTGGATAAAAACTCTCAAGAAGATGGTCATGATCTTCTACGAGATGTGAGTTCAACGTATGAAAATGATGAGCCCGGTGTCGGTGATTCGACAGGTAGGGCTTCATTTCCCAATCCGTCTGGCGCAACTCCGATGCAGGCAAAAATTTCTCAAGTTTTATCGAACAATAATAGATTCGATCCAATGCCTACAAGCTCTCCGTATATAAGAGGTAATGAATTTACAGATGCAGGTATTCCTGTTGAGCAAGGTGCATTTGGTGTTTACAACAAAAATGCTGATAGGACCAGTATTAAAGATATGCAGAAGATCGCATACTCTGCTCTGATGAGGCAGACTGGACACAATATGGGTACGAGTCAATCTCCTACCAGCGCCGGCGCCCAGGCAGCTGCGTTGTTACCAAATGGTGTACAGATTGGCAGGAAAAAAGTCAACACATGGAAGTTGAGGCCAGTATCTGCTTATCATGCTCCAGACCGACCTCATCTTGTAGATGGTCATTTAGAATATAGCGATATAGATGGTTCACCTCTTTCTTCCCAAAAGAGCTTTGGTGTTTTGAACAATCCTTATGAACCATTTGCTTCTTTTCGTCCAGGCGCAGCGTTGGCACAAATGACAACAGCCGCCACAGCATTTGCTGAGATTGTCGCCGCTGGTACAATATTCGCTGCCATAATGACAATAATCCAAACAGCTGCGGCAACCACATCAATTGAGAAAAAGCCAGCCCAGATGAAAAAGGGACAGTATAGGATTGCTACTGGCACTGCAAAGATGTTGAAGCAAATGGGTATTCCAGAAACTCATAATCCAATGTGGCGCTGTATCTGCTACGGTATTCTTGCATTTTTTAAGATAGCCCCAAGTTCAGTGCCGTCGGTACCAGGTGGTGGCGGTGGTGGACCCGGACCGATCGCTTTATGGTGGTCTGCTGTTCTTTTAGGCTCTGGTGGGAATGTATTCACACTATTTGAGTCGGCAATGAAGAGCCACGGATATTATGCGTCAATTCTTAGAAGCATAAGAAGAGACTTGAAGCAGCTTCTGGGTGATTTATCTCCTGGTGATCCACCCGCAATGTTTAATACGATTATGCATCTTAACGATTACGCTTCATGGAGATTCTTTTGTGCACTGGCCGTGATGGGTGATAGATTCTTAGACGCAAAAAATAAGCAATTCGCAATCGTCCCTTCTATCTCTGGTATGCCAACAAACGGCCAGACTCGACAAGCAAAATCCCGGGCGTTCGGCGGACAAAATAAACTCGTCTGGCGACACAGAGGTGTTCCCTCACTGATTCTTCTTCCACAGAAGTATGCTAACGCTTATTCTTTATATGGTTTCTTCCCAGGTTACGCTAGAAAAAATATGCGTGCGATTGGTGATAAAACGAATTCACCGGGTCAGTATTTTAATAGCCATGGACCCTCTGAGTATGGTGCTGGTCCGAATTCACCCAGGCGTAGAAAGATAATTCAGCACGATGGTCATCGTCTACCCCAACAATATGTGACAGAGATTGAGGATGAATTAGATTCTGAGTATATGCCATTTTACTTCCACGATCTTAGAACAAATGAAGTTATTTCATTCCAGGCGTTTATAGAAGATGTGAAAGACTCATATTCTGTTAGCTATGCAGAGTCAGCAGGTTATGGACGAATCGATCCCGTTCGTATATACCAAAATACTTCTAGAAGCATTTCTGTTACATGGACGATGGTAGCAACAGGACCGAAAGATTTTGATTCGATGTGGTGGAGTATCAATAAATTGGTCTCAATGTGTTATCCGCAATTTTCGATGGGCAAGCCAGTCAAGGCAGGTAATAAAAAGTTTGTTATGCCATTCTCACAGATCCCGACTGCATCTCCGCTCATCCGCCTTCGTGTTGGCGATGTTTTACGTAGTAACTATAGTCGCTTTAATCTTGCTAGAATATTTGGTATGTCTGAAGCGATTCCTGCGGCGTCAGCGTATGGTAGCCCAAGTGGTACTACAATCGATAGTGATGAAGAAAGAGCGAAGTGGGAAGGCGCGCCATTCGATCTAACATACATGGAAGAAGCCCAAGCTGCTGTTGAGATAGCAGAGGCGACTGCCGAAGCAGACGCGGCTGGTGTTGAGCTAGATATTGATATGCATTGGTTTTTTGAGCCTGACGAACATGCAGACTTCGACCATGGATTTATTCCTTTTGATACTAGTGGCCTTGGCCTCGGTGTAGCTATGATGTACGCCAATTCCGAGGGTTATACGACGTATGATATGGACCAGGATAAGTCAACTCCCGGGACTCCATACGGGCCAGATGACTGGCCTGCTCTGTTCCCTCCCCCCACTGCAACATCTGGTATAAACATCGAAGACCATGCATTCACTTCACGCACATATTCAGAAATGAAAGTGAATATCATTGGTCGCAGAGTTTCCGATGAGTATGGGGCTTTTGTGAATGCGGCAGGTGAATCAGCGGATGAGCTAAACCAAGAGACAAGTGTTAATGAAGATGTCCGTGAAGCTGGACAATACGCAGAGTATCTAGTGACCCCAGCAGACCCTGATGATCCTGCCGACCCTTATGGGCCAGCTTTATCAAGTAAGGGCCATACCCACGCATACGTGGTAACATCGGTGGACCTGTATCCAATCTATCCACCACCAGCCGAACCGACAGTTCCACCTGTAAATGTTACCCTTGAAGAGCAGGTATTTGATATTTATGATTTCTTTCATCCCGACAAAAATGCTGTTGTACGATCTTTCGAAGCAGCCGGTGGACGAGGCTTAGCGGGCGTCATTACCAGTTTTGATATGGACTGGAAAGAATCGCAATGGGATATGTCTGATATTAGTAGAAGAGCTCCACAGATGATAAAGTGTAGCATCAGCTTTAGCCCAATACACGATATTGTTCCTGGCCTCGACAACAACGGCGCAATGCGCGCATACAACTATCCAGTTGGAAAAATCAACGCCGGTCTCGCAGAAGACTTCTACAGTCCAGGTGCCGGCCGATCTGTTCCCGGCGGCCGTATGAGTATCCATCGCGGTACATACGTTGATGATGATGCAAATATCGACACACAAGAAGGGTTCAAAGATTCTGTTACTGGTGGCTATGGAGCTGGTGGTGGTGGAACCCCGGGTACGGGATAATGGGGACTAGCTAATGCCAATAAATCGATACAAGAGAGCTCCAAAATTAAGGGGTGGAAAATTTTATGGAACATGGGACGCTTGTTATATGGTAGCTGTCGCCGTCGCGTCAGGAAAGATTTCATGGAAAGGACGTGTTACGACAGAGGCCGAGCGACTCGATATTATTGCTGGTGAAATATATGGCGATGGAACATTGTGGTGGGTCATTGCTGGAGCCAGTGGCATTGGATGGGGTTTACAGGTGCCTCCAGGAATTTATCTTAAAATTCCAACTGACATAGGTCAGATTATGGCTCTATTAGGGTAGCGCATGGCTATTTATGATGACAAGTTATCGGATGTCGTTGACAAACTAGGAAGATACTGGTCTATTGTTTCGAAAGAAGATTTTATGGCAGTACTGGCTTTTGGTGGCGATGACGCAGTCGGTTCATTTGGTACCTTAGATCTGGATCCAACACCTGAAATGCACAAGGTCATCCGCGCATTCACGAATACCACAGAAGGTGGTGTGACGACAATGCAAGCAATGCAAGCGCTGGTTGATGCAATGCAGGGTGCCACCTCCGCGGAAGTTGCTGACATGGTTGATTTAGCCAAGGGGTTATACCGAATTATTGGAGAGCCCGAAGCTTTTGACGTGATTGATATGCCAACGGGTGTTGGGTCACCAACCTGGCCCTCTTTTGTAGCTTCAACTTTTTCTGCAAAAAAATGCATGAAGATTGACACAGATGGAGAGGGCCAGATTAACGGTGCGTTTGCTTCCCCAACGAAATACACTCCGAACGTATCAGCCCTCCAGGTTTTTAATCCTAAATTAACCCCAGCAAAAAGAGACACAGGCGCTGTTGCTCTTTTTATGAATTGCTTACCGACGCTGGAGCTGAGCAGGTGTCAGCCTTATCTTGACATAACAGTGATATCTCCCAAGAGTGGTGTGGCTGAAGATGGTCGAATTCAGACGATGGGTATGATGCAATTTCTGCTTGGGTCATCGGCACCTGCAGAGAACACCGCAGATTATTATATGGCAACTGCTCTTGACGGTTCTGCTTTACATGATTTTGAGCAGGCCCAACAAACTCTTGATGCACAGGCTAATGCCTTACCCGCTTCAGACCCCAATGCTGTCGATCCGGATGCTGAGGAAGTTGAAATCGCAACAGCGGGTATGGAAATGTTTTTAGCGCCTCAGACAATGGTGCCTGTGATCGGTCATGGACCACAAGCAAGAATGGAAAGATACGAAGACTATGAAGCATTCTCTCAGACCCCAGGTTCAGCTCCAGAAGACCAGCCACAAACCGGCGGCCGCAGAGGAGCCGGGATAATTGATCCATTCCGTCCTATGATGACGATTGAAGACTTCAGCGTTTCTGTTACTCCTTCGAAGGGATTCATGTCTCATGAAACAGCTGAGATATCTTTAATCATGCATGATAGATCACGCTTAACTGAGATATCTGAGTTTGTTAAGCCCGATCTTTATGGTCATACCGAGCTTTTGATAACCTATGGGTGGTCTCATCCAGATCCGTCTGGACGAACGGTTGGAGGTGAAGAAGCCTCTTCAACCGGTTTACCGGTTGGGTCAGTCCAGGGAAATTTCTTTGGAACGTTCTTAGACCTTTGTAAAGTTAAGAAAAAATATATGGTTGTGAATAGCTCTTTTTCGTTTGATGATGTCGGCCAAGTTAAGATAAAACTAAAACTTTCCATGAAGGGCTCCGGAAATATCGACACAGCTAACCTCAGCCAGGGTGAAGGTGTAGATGACATTCTTCAGACTTTGAAAGACTTACAAGAAGCGATTAAAGTGATTAAGCAACAGATCATGGAGGACGCTGAAGCAACGGGTGATACACAGTCTGCTAAAGATATGTTTGGTAGTTCTTTTATGTCCGCCGCCTCAGACACTAGTAAGGCTATGACAGTTGATCAAGAGACAGCTGATGCTATCAAAAAGTTTATTTCTGAAAAAAGAAATTCGACAGATCCAGCAGAGGAAGAATTAGCTAGTACCCTCTCTGATATGTTTGGTAGTGACGGTCAGGGCGGTGTAGTTGCTGAAGCAAAAGCGACGATAGCAGATGCCGTCGCGGGAAAAATTCAGCATCTTGGGAATATGCGCGGCTCTAATAAAGATCCCTTCGCTCGTACGGTCCGTGGCGCGATGGGTAGTACAGCTTACGTTAATGCTAGATATAATGACAGCAAATTTGTTTCTTTTGGCGCTATGCTGATGTATATGATAGGAAAACCTTTAGCTTCAACACGTCGGTTCGATGAGATTCAATTTATCTTTTATCCTGTGAATGATAAAGCAAGTTATCTTTCAAGCTTAACGATTGCAGATATTCCGATCAGAATTGAAGACTTTAAGAAAAAGTTCGAAGAAGCGACTAAGACATCTGTTAATATGCCATTGGGTCGATTCTTGAATTTTGTGTCTAAAGAGTTTATACAAAACCAAGCATCGTATGTCTACGGCTTGTGTGACTTATTTGAGACAGATGAAGAAGGCGAGACTCAAATGAAAGAAGAGTTTAAAGAAGACGCCACGAAATTGAATGACGAAAAAAAGAAGAGGTTGGAAGACGCGTATGGAGAGGGTGCAGATATAGAATTTAAGATGCCTCGAATTAAGTTTGAAATGCAAGCTGTTCCCTGTAAGCCGGGTACTCACCCAAATGGAAAGAAGGGTACACTTCTAAGAATACACATATATGACACTGTGTGCACTCCTTACACGGCATTGCATAAAATGATGGGTGCCGCAAGAAGCGATTCAATTGGTCTGCTTTCATCCGCAGCAGGAGGAGTGCCTGGAGAAGTTGAGGCAGCGGCAGGTGCTACTGATGGTTGGGACTGTACTCATCAAAGTGAATTTGTGGCAGGTCTTATAATGGCAATTGAGGGTGGCCTTCTGGAGGTTGTTCCTCAAGAGATTCTGGATGATGTGAATAATGCTACTGATGCAACTGTAGATGCAGTAATGGAAGAATTCTTGACTTCGCACTTTCGCGTGAAAGGAGGGTTTCCAGCGTTAAAAGATTTTTTGATGAAGAGCATGCCATCGATTATTTATGGTAGCTCTAATTCAGCAGTGCTAGCAGCAGACCTTTCATCGATGAATGATCCCAAGCTTGCTTCTGTTAATATGATGCGAGGAGGAATGGGTGGAGGTGACGGTCCCCAGGGATCCCGCGATGCTGGACTACCGCTTCAAACCGCACCGGTACAGCTATCGCTAACAACATACGGATGTCCGCTTATTTCGTATGGTCAGCAATTCTTCGTAGACTTTGGGACGGGAACCACGATAGATAATACGTTCGTGGTAACAGGAATCGATCACTCACTTTCTCAAGGGAAATTTGAGACGAAATTAAAGATGACGCAGATCGATGCATTTGGTAAGTACATAAGCATGATGGATAGCGTAAAGGGAGCGCTAACTGCGATGACAGATGCTGGATAAGCTTGAACATTCTATGCAACTTTATTAAATTGACACATGCCAATTTTGCTTCATAAGAATTACATCGGCACAGAAAATCACATGATTATAAGCGGTGGACTAATCAGGTGGACACATGAGATATCGGATAGGTCATATTTTGTGATTGGGTGCCCAGGCCGACCAGACTCTTTGGAGCCTCTATTAAGCTTATATGATATAGATATTCCTGATTTTGTACCGAAAAGATTCAGGAAAAGCTTTTCCGACATTAAGGTCCCTCCATCGATACCGTGGCGCTACATCCTCCCTAGAAAAGTATTTAAGAAGAATTTTAAGAAGTATGTTGAAGAACTTTGCAAAATTGAAGAGTTGTTAACCGAGAGTAATTACCCAAAGTTTTTTATAGATTCAAATGAGCTGTTTAGTAGCTTGTGTCAATCACGAATCGATACAACACTGACAAGGAAATTATTACAGCACAACGATTCGCATGTCTTAAGAAAGTTATTGTCAGGTTCAGCCAACTCTTTTTTGGACGTCCCATTGTATGATCGGGTTTCAACAAAGACTGGACGCTTAACGATCAAAAGTGGCCCGCAGATTTTGACATTGAAAAAAGAATTTAGGTCTGTCTTTACTCCCGCTTCAAATCGCGGTACTCTTTATGAGATCGATTTTGTTTCTCTAGAGCCCCGAGTTGCCCTTAATCTTGCGAACGTTCATGCTGCAAGTGACGTATATCTTTCGTTTATAGAGTCTAGTAATATAAAGGTGTCGAGAGACACCGCAAAGTTGGCAGTCTTGTGTTCGTTATATGGAGCTGGTAATTTGCGTCTTGAACAGCTTCTGAAAAAAGATAAGTCCAAAATAAGCGCCTCATATTTGATGCGCGAAGTGTCAAGCTATTTTAAGTTAGTTGATCTTAAGCGTGAGTTGAGATATCAGGCAAAATCAGGAATGATCCAGAATTATTTTGGACGCCCTATAGAAATTGATAGTGGAAGAGAAAGTATTCTTGTGAATAATTACTTACAATCGACAGCCTCAGACGTCGCAATTGCTGGGTTCAAGGAGTTTACCAAGCGTTTTTCCAGCAAGTGTAAGCCACTATTCGTAATTCACGATGCACTAATTATTGATACACCGAATGAGCATTTAGACGAAATCACAAGATATGTAAATACAGGGTACGATGTTTCTGGACTTGGAAATTTCCCGCTTAAGATAAAAGAGTTTAACAATCATGAATGAACAAAAAGTTAGAAGTTATATTAGAACAATTCTAAATGAAGAAGAAAAAAAGGGAAGAGGACACCGCAAAAAAGGAAAAGCGATAAAGCCTGGTGAAATTGGCTTGTCGGTTGGAAAGGGTGGTTTTACCAAAGTGGTCGCTGAGACTGGCGCCTTGGCGAAAAGAAATCCTGGCCAGCTTATGAAGAATCTTGGAATTTCTGGTGGCGGAAACGGTCTGGAAGGTGTACGCACTATTTGGAAACAAGCTGTGAAACAAGACACCATGGCTCAGGCCTACGGAGGTATTGGCGTGGTGACAAAGGGAGATCGGAAAGGATTGTCTATCGGGCTGGGAGAGCTTGATGCTCGAAATGGTGCGAAATTTCTTCACCACACTTTAATGGGGGCCATGACCGCCGGTATACTGTCTTCAGACGTGCCGCTTCAAATACAAGTCGATGGTGGTGATGTGATCGTTCACACCGGACCGAACAAGGGCGATTGGTAGTAATTCTTGTAAACATTGCTTCTTTCAAATACTATTAATTTGATTATATTCTTGGAGAAGCAGTGAAGCATTTAGAACTAAACGGAAAAGTACTTCTTAATAAATTGGCTAATTTGGATGATCCAGATAGAGAGCCTGAAGATGGAGATGTTGTAGCAGCAGTTATTGATGTTGAAACAACGGGCTTGAATCATCTGAAGGATGAAATAATTCAGATTGCGATTCGCCCATTCTTTGTGAGTCCAACCACTGGCGAAGTTTCCGGATTGAGAAATACGATCGTTGCCCTGCAGCAACCGTCAGCTCCTCTACCTAAGATTATTACGCACATAACTGGGTTCACAGATGAAGACCTAGAAGGAAAGAGTATTCCTTGGGATAAGATTTCTCGTGTCTTGCAAAAGTGCCAATTTATCATTGCACACAACGCTTCTTTTGACAGAAAATGGATTGATATAGCCCTTCGTAAAAACAATCAACTGGCGCCTGAGAATGCTATCTGGGGATGTTCTATGACTCAAGTTGATTGGACACCTATCGTACGATGCTCTAAGGCTCTAGAAGTGCTTTGCGCCTGGCATGGGTATTTTTATGATTCTCACAATGCAGTTGCAGATGTGGATGCCACACTTCATCTTTTGCGAAAGAACAAATATATGCAAGAGCTGTTGCAGAATGCGTCAGAGCCAGACTATCATGTTTTTGCCGCGAATTCGCTAAGGGAAGAGAATGTAATCTTGAAGCAAGGTCGATACAGGTGGAATCCTGAATTGACATGTTGGTGGAAGGCTACGAACAGCGAAGAGGAAGCTAAGCGTGAATGCTTGTGGCTAAAGGAGAACCTTTCAAGGGTTGAGCCACAATATTTTGAGATAGATGCATCACATCGCTTTTCTGAGTAATAATTAAATGTATGGATTTGATCAGAGAATATATACGACTGTTACTCGAGAAAGAAGTCTTGGGCGAGCCTGATGAGAGTGCAGAAGATGACCGCGAGGCAGAAGATGAAGATCACCATGATGAACAAAGCGCCGGCGGCGTGCCTGGGCCTATGGTTCCTTTAGGGATGGGTCCTTCTGCCGAAAGAAAGAAGCGAAGAAAAGGTGCTGAAAAAGCAAATGCTTCTGCTTTCGGCGGTGGAAAAGAATATAAAAAATAATTTGAAAAACTGACTACTAGCTATTATACTATAAATGTCCTTAGGACAAAAGACAATTGAATATTGCATATTAAACATTTGGAGGTTAACATGGCAATTAATTTTGATGCGCTTCGTAAGAAGCTTGGCCAGCTTTCTGGCAATAACTCCCGCCGCAACACAATGTGGCGTCCCCAAGAAGGTGAAGAGAGCGTAGTTCGGCTCATGTCATTCCCAGCGAATGATGACGGTCTTCCCTTCGCTGAGCGATGGTTTTACTATAACATCGGAAACAACCCTGGACTTCTTGCGCCATATCAGTTTGGCGATCCCGATCCGATTCAGGAGCTCATCACAAAGCTTCGTGATGAGGGAACAAAGGAGTCTTATGAGCTTTGTAAGAAGCTTTATCCCAAGGCGCGATATTACGCCCCTGTTATCGTTCGCGGTGAAGAAGACAAAGGTGTTCGTATTTGGGCTTTTGGCAAAACAGTATATCAGTCTCTTCTCAATATTATGCTTGATGAAGATTACGGCGATATCACCGACCCGACAGATGGTCGTGATGTCAAGGTGATTTGTACAAAGGCGCCTGGACGTATGTGGGCAACAACTGAAGTGCGCCCCCGCGGCAAGCAATCAGCTCTTTGTAGTGATAATAAGCAGGCAGCGACATGGGTTGAAAACATTCCTGATATTAACGATATGTATGAAGCAAAGTCTTATGACGCTTTGACAAAGATCGTAAATGATTGGCTTGAAGGCGATGACGCCGAGAGCGATGAGGGTGAAACAACACGCGGCTTCAACGGTACTACTACCACTAGCTCCGCACCAAAGAATATCGAGTCTAAGTTCAAGAGCCTTGATGACGCGTTTGCAGACCTTGAAGATGATAGTTTCTAATTAACATCTCTGGTCTTTAACCCAAAGGGAGGAAGCAATGCTTCCTCCCTTTTTACTTGAACACTTCTTATTTCGAGTGTATAATCTTTTACGAGGTAATAACATGGCAAAGAAAAAAGGTGGTAGCGGTAGTGATGATTTCACTTCTGATTTGATTAAGTCTCTTAACAAAGAGCACGGTTCTAGAGTAGCGTATAATCTTTCAACAGACGAATCTCCAACGCATGTTAATCGATGGATTAGTACCGGGTCCCAACAGCTAGATTACATCATCGCAAATCGCAGTAATGGAGGATTACCGGAGGGGAGAATTATAGAGATATTTGGGCCTCCCTCGATTGGAAAGTCTCATATCGCAATTCAGATCGCAAGATCATGCCAGCTTCTTGGCGGAATTGTAGTCTATATTGATACAGAGAATGCAACTTCTGTTGAAAACCTGGGGCTGCTTGGCGTTGATATTAACAAGCGGTTCGTATATGTTGATACGCACTGCACAGAGGAGGTTCTTTCTATTGCTGAATCGACTATAATGAAAGCCAAGGCGATGGATAAAGACGTACCAGTAACCATTATCTGGGACTCTGTTGCTGCTTCATCTCCTAAGGCCGAATTAGATGGAACATACGAACAAAATTCTATTGGTTTACAAGCACGCGCCATCTCTAAAGGTATGCGCAAAATTACAGGTGTCATTGCAAATCAGAATGTCCTGTTTATCTGCTTAAACCAAATTCGAACAAAAATTGGAGTTATGTATGGAGATCCCACAACTACTCCCGGGGGTAAGGCGATTCCTTTCCATTCATCTGTACGAATCAAGCTCGGCGCCGGTCAACAGATTACCAATAAGAGCAAAGAAGTTATTGGCATTCACGTCCGCGCGAAGACAATTAAGAATAAGGTAGCACCACCTTTCAGGGAGTGCAATTTTGAAATTCATTTCGGTAAAGGAATCGTTGAGCACGAGCAAGTCTTTGATGAGCTTCGGAAGCACGGCCCCGAGATAATTGACGGAAAAGAAGTGTGTGTTAAGGGAACAAGCGCATGGAAAACGTTGACTGTAACCGACACTGTAACGGGCGAAATTAACATCGAGAAGAAATTTTATAAGAACGATTTTGGAGATGTATGGAAAGATGCTGAGTACCAGAAGTATATAGACGATCTTTTGGCTATATGTATGATAAGAAAAATGTCTGATGATGAACATGCAATGCTTGATACAGAGTCTTACGAAGAAGTCCGAGCAGCTGCAATGGAGATTAATTTGGAAGACCTTCCGGACTTGAATGACTAATGAAAGATCGACCAATTTTACTGATTGATGGCCTAAATTGCTTTTATAGACATTTTGTAGCAAATCCATCGATGGGAGAGAATGGGGATCCCATAGGTGGCATAGTCGGTTTTCTGAAGAGCATTCAACTGTTGACAGAGAGGTATTCTCCAGAGTCAGTTATAGTTGTTTGGGAGGGCGGCGGCTCACCTAGAAGAAGATCAATCGACCCCAATTATAAGGGCGGCCGCAGACCTGAAAAATTAAACCGTTTCTATTCTGGGGATTTACCTGATACAGTTTCAAATAGAAATGAGCAAATTACAAATTTAGTTGGTCTCTTACGAAAGACAGCGGTACCGCAGGTCTATATTTCAGATTGTGAAGCAGACGATGTAATTGCACGTCTTTGTAATGTCGTTCTTAAAGAAAAAAAATGTGTCATTATTTCTACTGATAAAGATTTTTATCAATTAATTGATGAGAGGATTAGCGTTTGGTCTCCAGGCAGCAAGAGAGAGTGGACAGTTGATAAAGTGTTACAAGAGTTTAGGATACATCCTGTAAATTTTTGTTTGGCAAGATGCTTTGTCGGTGATGGGTCTGACGGGCTAAAAGGTGTCCCTGGAGCTGGGTTTAGGAGCCTGGCGAAAAGGTTCGCTCGTTTGGAAAGCGGAGAATCTCTGGCTGTTTCCGACATACTTACAGAATGTGAAGATCTTCGGAAACAAAAGCGTCTGAAGCTCTATGATAGCATCATAGATCACGAAGATACTGTCAACAAAAATTGGAAGCTTATGTATTTGGGACATGGAAATGTATCGGGAGCTCAGGCTAAGAAAATAGATGAAGCACTTGAAATTTCCAGCTTAAAGAGAGATAAGCTTGGCTTTATTCGTTCCCTAAGGGCATTGGGAATAAAAAACTTCGATTATGATAAATTGTTCATGACCTTACGAACATTGGGGTAAAAAAAATAATGAGCGCACTCGCTAACAATAATATCTTGAATGAAATTCCAGGTGGCCAGTTTAGGCAATATAATAAGTCTTTTCAAGAAAAGATTTTGCAAGGACTATTGACAGATCACCAGTGGGCTGCGCAAATGGTCGAAGTTATGAGACCAGATTTTTTTGAGCTGCGATACCTTGAGTATCTTTGCGAGAAATATTTTAAGTACTTTACTGAGTATAGATGTTTTCCCACCCAAGCTTTGCTAATCAGTATTATCAAAGATGGGTTAAGCGAAGACGGTGATGTTTTGCTCCGTGACCAGATCGTAAGCTATTTGATAAGAGCAAAAGAGAACCCACACCCCGGTGATATTGCTTATGTAAAAGAAAAGTCACTTGATTTTTGTAAGAGACAAGCATTTAAAGAAGCTCTTGAAAAGTCAGTTGAGCTTATCTCCACAGATAATTTTGAGTCCGTTATTTCACTCATGAAGAACGCAGTTTCGATTGGTCTAGCGAATACCGTAGGTCATGATTTTTTTGAGGATATGGAAGCACGCTTTCAGAAAGTTAATCGTTGCGTTTGTCCAACTGGTATTCCGCAACTTGATGCGAAAGATATACTCGCTGGTGGTCTCGGAAGAGGTGAGATTGGTGTTGTAACAGCAAATACTGGTGTCGGCAAGTCTCATTATCTGGTACAAATGGGCGCAAATGCAATGAGGGTCGGAAAGAATGTATTACACTATACGTTCGAATTAACAGAGAATGCGGTTGGCATTCGGTATGATTCGAATCTTTGTGGCATTTCTTCATCAGACGTCGTCGATAATAAAGATCGTGTAAAGAAATTTTATGAAGAAAATGAAGACCTTGGTAGACTCATTATCAAAGAGTATCCGACAGGGTATCCGTCTGTTACAACGATTAGGAACCACATAGAAAAGCTTGCTCTTAGAGGGTTTAAGCCGAGTGTTTTGGTAATTGATTATGCCGATATTATGCGGTCCACACGATCGTATGATTCTTTACGTCACGAGCTTAAACTAATTTATGAAGAGCTTAGAAACCTTGCGATGGAATTGCGGATACCTATTTGGACTGCTTCTCAAGCGAATAGAGATTCTGCAAATTCTGATATCGTTGGGCTTGAAAATATGTCAGAAGCTTATGGAAAGGCCATGGTCGCTGACCTCGTGGTATCGTTATCTCGTAAGCCGGCGGAAAAAGCTACAGGAGCAGGTCGACTTTTCATCGCGAAAAATCGAGCCGGAAAAGATGGGATCCTTTTTCCTATTCACATTGACACCGCGCGCTCTACTATTAAAGTACTTGATGAAGAAGTATCCACCTTGGCAGAAGCAATAAAGGATGACAAACAAGAAACGAAAGCTCTAATCAAAAAGAAGTGGGCTGAATTAAAGCGCGTCTAACAGCATTAGAGATAGAGGAAAAAATGACTTTTGATTATCAGGAAGCGTTTGCAAATTCGTTAGAGTACTTTTCTGGCGATGAATTAGCGGCCAATGTAGTCACAACAAAATATCTTTTAGCAGGAAACGATGGTACTTACCTTGAATCGTCACCTGATGATATGCACAAAAGGATAGCAAAAGAGCTTCACCGAGCAGAATCTCGTTATCCCAATCCGTTGTCATATGAAGAGATCTACGGCTTACTAAAAGATTTTAAGTATGTAATCCCTCAGGGGTCACCTATGTCTGGGATTGGTAATGAAGAGAGAATTCAGAGCTTGTCTAATTGCTTTGTCGTTCCAGCACCAGAAGATAGCTACGGTGGGATATTGAAGACAGACCAAGAGTTGGTGCAAATAGCCAAGCGTCGTGGTGGTGTCGGATTTGATTTAAGCACTATTCGCCCGAAAGGACTACCTACTGCAAATGCGGCTCGAACCACAGATGGTATTGAAGTTTTTATGGATAGGTTCTCAAATTCATGTAGAGAGGTAGCGCAAGGCGGTAGACGCGGAGCACTGATGCTAACCATTTCAGTTCATCATCCTCAAATTCGTGACTTCATAAAGATCAAACGAGATCTGACAAGAGTCACTGGCGCGAATATTTCTGTTCGAGTATCTGATGAATTTATGAATGCTGTTAAGGATGGCTTAAATGTAGAGTTGCGATGGCCCATAAATTCTACTAGCCCTAAGGTTAGTGAGTATGCAGATGCTAGATCGATATGGCATGAGATAATTGAGGGAGCACATACTGCAGCAGAACCAGGAGTGCTATTTTGGGATACAGCAAAGTCTTATACTCCTGCTGATATTTATTCAGAAGAGGGCTTTGGGTCTGTTTCTACAAATCCTTGTGGGGAGATTATTCTTTCTCCGTATGATAGCTGTCGGCTAATGCTTCTTAATCTAACTGGTTTTGTTCGAAATGCATGGACAGCAGACGCTTCTTTTGATTTCAAGAAGTTTGCAGAGGTGTCTCATAAGGCGCAAAGGCTAATGGACGATATGATCGATCTTGAGATCGAGCAGATTGATAAAATTATTTCTAAAATTAGCGAAGATCCAGAATCTCAAGAAGTAAAGCGTATTGAATTAGACCTTTGGGAGAATATAAAGACACAAGCGATTTTAGGTCGTAGAACCGGTCTCGGGATAACGGGTTTAGGCGATACTCTTGCAATGCTTGGAGAGCGTTACGGCTCAGATAAAAGCATTGAATGGACAGGAAAGATTTACAAGGCTCTTGCGGTAAATGCTTATCGTTCATCGATTATGATGGCTAAAGAGCGGGGCGCTTTTGAAGTTTTTGATGCTAAGAAAGAAGAAGGACATCCATTTCTCGAGAGGATTTGGGAGGCCGACGAGGAATTACGCGGCATGAATAAGAAGTATGGCCGCAGAAATATATCTCTAACTACGACAGCCCCTGCTGGCTCCGTCTCTGTCTTAAGCCAGACAACATCAGGAATTGAACCTGCATTTATGCTTCATTATACACGCAGGAAAAAGCTGACTGGACAAGATGAGGATGCTCGTGTTGACTTTGTTGACGATTCCGGTGATAAGTGGCAGGAGTATACGGTATACCACCACGGCTTTAAGGAGTGGATAGACACAATCGAGGTCGGCGAGGGTGAAACAATGAGTAATGAAAAGCTTGTTAAGATGAGCCCTTATGCCGGTGCGACTGCTAATGAAATTGATTGGCTCGCAAAAGTTAAAATGCAAGCAGCTGCACAAAAGTGGGTTTGTCATGCAATTTCTAATACGACAAATTTACCAGCCGATACAAGCGTCGAGACAGTAAAGCAAGTTTACATGACTGGTTGGGAGCTTGGTTGTAAGGGTGTGACTGTTTATAGAGATGGAAGTCGCGCGGGCGTTTTAGTTTCTTCTGATAAAAAGAATCAAAATCCCCGTGACGCGGGTGAGATAATAACGAGATCAGCCCCAAAGCGTCCTGAGGAAATGGTTTGTGATATTCATCAAGCGAACATTAAGGGAGAGGCATGGACCATCCTCATTGGACTAATGAAGGGGAAACCTTACGAAGTTATAGGGGGATTATCTGAGTATGTTGAAATCCCCAGAAAATATACTTCTGGAAAGATTCGTCGACGATCTCGAAAATCAGTTAATTCGAAGTATGACTTGATTGTAGGTACTAATGGTGATGAGTTTGTGATAAAAGATATCGTTAAGGTATTTGATAATCCGAACCACTCTGCATTTACCAGAACAATATCATTGGCATTACGGCATGGTGTTCCTGTGCAGTATATGGTAGAGCAATTACAAAAAGACAAAGATGCTGACCTATTTAGTTTTGCTAAGGTGACAGCGCGATGCCTTAAGAAGTATATCGCTGATGGTACCAAAGCAAGTAATGGAGTATTTGATACTGCCTGTTGCGATAGCCCGAATATAGTATATCAGGAAGGCTGTGCAACCTGCAAAAATTGCGGTATGGCGAAGTGTGGATAATTTAGAGGAGATGAAATGCACTGGACATCTGAGATAGATCCGAAAATAAAAGAGATAGAGCTGAGGAAGCAGCCAATAATGATTCGCGTCAATAAGTTCGATGAAGAGTCAGCAAAGAAATTTGCATTAGAAATGGGACAAGCTCATAATACTGGGCAAAAGGTAATTCCAGTGATAATCGATTCTTATGGCGGCCAAGTATATAGTTTAATGAGCATGATTAGTGCGATTAAACACGCTGAGATTCCCGTAGCAACTATCGTAGAAGGTAAAGCTATGTCGTGCGGAGCAGTGTTGTTTTCATTTGGAGATGAAGGATATCGGTTTATGGACCCCAACGCAACAGTAATGATTCATGATGTTTCGTCAATGGAATGGGGTAAAGTTGAAGAGATGAAGGCTGGCGCCGCAGAAGCCGACAGGCTAAATACAATAATTTATACCATGATGGCTCAGAATTGCGGTAAGAAAGATGACTATTTCATGAAGATCGTAGATAAGAAGAAGCATGCGGACTGGTTTCTGGATGCAGCAGAAACCAAGAAGCATAACATGGCTAATCATCTTCGTGTTCCGAAGCTGTCTATAAAGGTAGCTGTCGACATTGATTTTGAGTAGGCGGGCCGATGGCAATCGACAAAGTATTCTACAATAAAAGTTCTGCTGATTCTCTTGGGTGGACACCTGAATGGTTCGGTGTGAAGTATCATGATGAAAAGCTTGTAAGTGCGATTAGAAAATGGCAGCGAGAGAATAGGTTGACAGCTGATGGTCTTTGCGGACCCACGACATATCGTCGGATATGGACTGAGCGAGAAGCAGAGATAAGCGACTACATCTATACTTGCCCAAAAGAGAAAGACCAAAGCTATATCATTTGTAATGGAAAACCACAAGTGATTGATTGGGCCAAGGTTATTTTGTGGGACGACTCCGATGGTTTTAAGTCAGAACCGGGCACCTATTATGATTATTCGGGTGAAAAAGAGCGTGATGTAAAGATGTTTGTTAATCATTGGGACGTTTGTTTAAGCTCCGAGTCTTGTGCGAAGGTGCTAAATAAGCGTGGTATATCTGTTCATTTTTTGATAGACAATGATGGAACGATTTATCAGATGTTAGATACCCAGCATGGTGCATGGCATGCAGGAAGTGTTAATCGCTGTGCGGTTGGTGTTGAGATTGCAAATGCTTATTATACCAAGTATCAGTCATGGTATGTTAAGAATGGGTTCGGTGAACGTGCATTAGTAGAAAATGCTAAATGCCATGGACGAAAGCTAGAGCCCTTTCTGGATTTTTATCCAGTACAAATTGAAGCATTAAAAGCTCTTTGGCTTGCAATGCATGAGAGATATAACATCCCGCTAGAGGGTCCAGAGTCTGGGGACTCTGGGTTCTTGACAAGTAGAAAGCTCGAGTTATCTGTGAAGAATAGTAAATTCAACGGTTTTGTTAGTCATTATCATCAGAGCAATAGAAAGAAAGATTGCGCGAATTTAGACATTGTTAAAATATTAAACGAGATTAAGGGGGACTAATGTTAGTTCATTTAGACTATATTTGGGTGGATGGTTTTGAGCATCCCTCCATTAGGTCGAAAACAAAATCGACTGTCCTTCAGCCTAATGAAGCTGGAGAAGTTCAATTAGATGTTCCTGAGTGGAACTTTGATGGCTCTTCGACCGGGCAAGCAGACACTGGCGACTCTGAAAGAGTCCTGCAACCAAAAGCAATGTTTCAAGTCGCTGACAATCACTATGTTGCTTTATGTGAAGTATGTATGCCTAATGCTGAGCGAACACCTCATCCGTCAAATTACAGGGCGAAGTTACGAGAAGCAGTAGCGAGCACGGAAGGTGCTCAAGAAATGTGGGTTGGTTTCGAACAGGAATATTTCATCACTTCGAATGATAAGAATGTGTTCTGGCCTGATAGCGGAGAGCCGATCAAGGATTCGCGTTACTATTGCTCTTCAGGAGGTAGCGTGAAGTTTCGGAAGCTTATTCGTGAGCATGCTTCATTTTGTAATCAGGTCGGAGTTAGGGTGGTTGGCTATAATGCGGAGGTCTCCCCAGGACAATGGGAATATCAATGTTTCGCAGAGAATCCGATAACTGCCGCCGATGCGTTGTGGGTTAGTAGGTATCTTCTGGAGCTGATGACAGAAGACCTTGAGCTTGGTGTCGATTGGCATCCCAAGCCCCACCCTGGTTGGAATGGCTCTGGGTGTCATACTAATTTCTCTACTAAGAAAATGAGAGAAGATGGTAATGAAGAAGAATTCCAGCGAATTATTTCTAATATGGAGGCTCGACATCACGAGTCGATATCTGAATATGGGGCTGAGAATGGTCTTCGTCTAACTGGGGGATTTGAGACGGCTTCATTAGATAGATTTACTTATGGCGTCGCCGCTAGAGACACTTCAGTGAGGATACCCAATAGTGTTATAGAGAAAGAGTGGCGTGGGTACCTTGAAGATCGTCGCCCATCATCAGGATGCGATCCCTATAGAGTAGCTTTACAACTTTGTAAATTTGTCCAATAAATAAAATATGATGCAGCTCATCTCGACGCATATATGTAAAGGTCAAAATATCGGTGTTCATGGAAACCTTTTTGGTGGAGTTATGCTTTCATGGCTTGATGAAGCTGCAGGAGCTTTTACAGCCCAAGTATGTGGCTCACCTCGATTAGTTACAAAAAGTATTTCTCAAGTGGTTTTCCAGAGGCCAGTTCGACCGGGACAGATAATAAAAATTTACGGTGATGTATTAAGAATCGGAACATGTTCGATAACTGTGAAGCTTGAAGCTCGAAGACATAGTGTCGTCAATGGATCACAAAAGCTTGTATGTGATGTTGAAATGACGTTTGTAAGGATCGACGGCGATGGCGAGGCAGTACCAATTCTTAATATAAAGAAAGAGTACCAAGACCGAAGAGAGAAAAGCGAAGAAGAAATCCGAAAAGACATGGAGTATTAAGTGAAAAGAATTGAGCTTTATGACGATGCCATTGGTGCAGTGGAATATATTGAACATATGGGATCAGACTTAACAGTGGTGAACAGTGCAAGGGTTTCATTCGGAAAAGTGAAGGAAGAGCTCGATGGGAAAGATAAAAAGCTCATTCGCTATCTAATCAGGCATAAGCATACATCAACTCTTGAGCATAACGTTATTACTTTCCGTTTTATTGTGCCTCTTTTTGTACGTAGCCAGCATCATCGCCACAGGACTTGGTCTTATAACGAGATATCTAGAAGGTATACGGATGTAGATATCAGATTTTATGAGCCAAAGAGCTTTAGGACCCAACACAAGTCAAATCGTCAAGCCTCAAATATTTGCGGGCAGATCGATCCGGTATTAATTCCAGATCTTTCAGATCCTGAAATGGGATTGACAGCAGCTCATTGTATAGAGCAACATCACAAGTTATCTTTGCGCCTCTATAATGACCTTATGAAGAACGGTATTTGTAGAGAGCAAGCCCGCGGAGTGCTTCCCCAAAATCTTTATTCAGAATATTATGGCACAGTAAATTTAAACAATTTATTTAAGTTTATAGAGCTACGTGTACATGAGGGAGCGCAGTGGGAAATTCAGCAAGTTGCAAAAGCATGTCTTCATATAGCTGAAGAAATTTGGCCTGAAACTTTGGCTTCATATCGAGAATATCGTCAGCTTTAAGCATACTTAAGAAAGCGGTTCGTTGTTTTAGCTACGTTTTTGGAGTTTGTATGAGTGATGACTCAAAGTGTGAAACATTTCAGTCTCGTGTGAAGAAGTTACGCTCTTTAAGAGATCAGCTTTGCAACCAAACTTCAGAGTGGTCTTCTGCTTTTGAAGTAAGAGATTTTGTAATTAATGAATTGCAAGATATGCACCTCAAGTTGAGCGAAAGTGATTCTAGTGTTACACCAGAGTGGTGCAAAGAAAAAGTAGAGCACATTCTAGATCGCGTTTGTGCTTTACCAGACACCACAACTGGAGATAACGATGGCTGAAGAAAACGGATGGAGCGAATACTCACGATTGGTCCTGAAAGAGCTAGAAACACTTGCGACAAGCATTACAGCTCTAAATACAGAGATTCAAGAGCTTAAGCAAGAAATTGCTAGAATGAGAGAGCGCGAAGATCGTGTTGACGAGCTCCGATCGTGGAAAGAAAAAGTTGATGAGGTCGCATCACCATCTCAGATGCAGACGATGGTGAAAGATGTTGAAGACCTCAAGATGTTCAAGACAAAAGCAATCACGATATTTGCTGTTGTTCAGTTTGGCATGGCATTCTTTGCTTGGGCAATGAAATTTATGTAGCACACAATTAGCGTGTACACCCTTTGTTGAAATGACTATAATCATTATGTTGATCCAGCTTTCAAACTAAGGGAGAAAAAATGGAAACGTCAAAATTAAGTGATAATGCAATCGCTCATATTGCGCAAATCGTTCAGGTTGCAATTCTAACCGGGACAGATATTGTTGATAATCTTCGAATGGCAGAGTTTGTTACTACCAATGGGCAACTTGATCTTTCACCTGATTATCATGAAGCTTTTAATGCAAACATTCAAGCCATGATTACTGAAATTGCTACTCAAAATGAAGAGGCAGCGGAGGAAGAGTAAATTGTCTGATCGTTTAGCAAAGATATTTGGCCTCCGTGAAGAGTTTATGTATCGTATTAACGAAAAGATTGAAGGTGCATATCCTGATTGGCCGGTTGATTTAAGCAAGAAAAAAAACCAACAAGCAATTCGTGAATTTGCTTTTCGAGGTATGGAAGAGCTTTTTGAAGCTTTGCTTCATTTAAAGAATTGGAAAGACCATCGTGAAGAGACTTATGGCGTTCCTGAGTTTGATAGGGAAGAATTTCTAGAAGAAATGATTGATGCATTCAATTATTTTCTTGCGATAATTGTACTTTCTGGGGTTGATTGCGATGAATTTTTTAGTGCTTATGTAAGGAAACACAACATTATAACGGAGCGTCTTAATGCATAGTTAGACTTACTATGCAAATTCCCTCCAGAATAACTCGTAGAAAGATTCGAATTCTCCAATCAGAGTTACAAATGCTCCAGCATTATTATTCTCAGATATCAGAACTATTCGATGATTACAAAGCGGAATATTCTCGTGATTTAGAATTTTTTACTCACAGAGCTAGAGAAGTTACAGGTAAAAAAGATGAACAGGAGGATGAACAAAAAGATGCTGTCTTTGAAGTAGCAAAAGAAGACCAAGAATTTAGAGAACAAAGCGAAAAATGGTTTAGCGAAGATGATCCTGAATCTAGTAAAAAATCAGAAGCACCTGAGTGGGCTCGAAAATTATTCAAAAAGATTGCACTTATGACCCATCCCGACAGAATTAGTGATGATGATTTAAGAGAAAATCTTCAGAAGAGTTTCTTACGTGCTAGTAGAGCCTTGGAAGAAGGTAAATTTGATGACCTCGTCGGTGTCGCAGTTGAGTTGAGCATTGATGCCGGATTAGAGGACGAGGCTTTAATACCACTTCTAAAGGCAAAGATTCATTCCTGCCGGCAAGATATTCATAAGATAGAATGTACTGACGAGTGGCAGTGGGGCGAGTCATTAGATTCCCCGCCACTAAGGTGTCAGTTGTTAGAGGCGATTTTATCATCTAGAGGATTTTCTTTGACGCAGAAGCAGATATCGCAATTACTTTCGGATTACGGAAGGCAATAGTGAAAGTTGGTGATATCGCTGTCTTGATGGACGAACATGTGGGAGTTGATGATGAGTTTTATAGCTACGTCCTCCACCCGGGAGACTCTGGTTTAGTTGTGGAGATAACAGACGAAACAACCAGCCTTTTAATTTCAAATCACTTGGTATACGTTGAGACTCGATCTTTAGAGAAATTAAGTCATCCAAGTGTTGAAAACCGCTAGCATCTCTTTTAGAATAATCTAATCTGGAGATAATATGAGAAAGACTTTGCTTACTCCCCCTAGTAAGTTTATTTCCCTTCATTCACATGATGGGTTTAGTACATTCGATGGCCTTGGGTATCCTCAAGAACATATTGATTTTATAATCGAAAACGGCATGGATGGTTGGTGTCTCACCAATCATGGTCACATGAATTCTTTTGGCCATGCATTCCTTCATGCTGAAAAAGTACAAAAGCGCGGCGGTAAATTTAAGTTCGTTCCAGGCTGTGAGATGTATGTACATCCTGACCTTGAAGCATGGAAGCTTGATATGGAGATTCGGCAAGCTGCGAAGAAGGGTGATAAAGAGGCTTTGCTTCGACTTCGTGAGCAGAGAGAAGCAATCGCTACACCTCTAACTGCAATAGTGGATGGGGATGATGAGATTGTAGATATCGGCAAAGAAGATGCCGGCCTCACTATTGAAAATGAAGAAGAAACAAAGTCTTCAAAATTCTATGATCCGATTAAGAGACGCCATCACTTGGTCGTTCTTCCTAAGACAAGCGTAGGTCTCCAGCGCTTGTTCCATCTTGTGAGTAGGGGGTATAGAGAGGGTTTCTATAGGTTTCCACGAATCGACTATAAGATGTTAAGGGAGGCCGCCGAGGGTGGCCACCTGATGGTTTCTACCGCTTGTATTGGCGGACCAATTGCTTATGAGGTCTTTCGGCATGCTCAGAACGTTGAGTTTGATGATCTTAGCTATAAACTGATGGATGATCCGTCTTTTCACCGTAGTGTAATGACTGGCGTGGGTAACGCTTACCAAGGTTTGGTAGACGCCGTTGGAATTAATGATGTTCATCTAGAGCTTCAATTCAATAAGCTCCCTGCCCAGCACCTTGTTAATCGAGCAATCATCGAGTTCGCGAATAAAAATAGCTTACAAGATAAATTAGTTGTAACGACTGACTCTCATTACGCTCGACCAGAGCATTGGCGTGAGCGTGAACTTTACAAGAAGCTTGGCTGGCTAAATTATCGTGAGTTTGATCCGTCAAAACTACCCCAAACTAAAGAGGACTTGAAGTGTGAGTTATACCCTAAGAATGCTCAGCAATTGTGGGATACATATCTAGAAAGTGCAGATGGTATGTCATTTTATGATGACCAGATTGTGAAGAATGCTATTGAGCGACCTCATCAGATTGTCCATGAAGAGATCAGCACAATTGCACCTGATAGGACGATGAAACTTCCTTCTTATGTTGTACCTGAGGGTATGACAGACGATAAGGCTCTGCTTGAGGCATGTAAAAAGGGTCTTGTTGAGCGAGGATTGGCGGGTGACCCAAAATATATCGAGCGAATAAAGCATGAGTTGAAGATTATTAAAGACAAGAATTTCTCTCGATACTTTTTGACAATGGAAGCGATTATTAAGATTGCCAAACAAGCCATGCTTGTTGGTCCCGGTCGCGGCTCAGCTGCTGGTAGTCTTGTTGCTTATGTTCTTAAGCTAACAGACGTTGACCCATTTGAATATGATCTTATGTTCGGTCGCTTCTTGAATCCTTCTCGTGAAGGTGCACCAGACATCGATACTGATGTTGGCGACCGAGACCTACTCATCAATATGATGAAAGACAAGTGGGGCGATGAGAATATTGTCCCGATCTCTAATTACAATACATTCAAGCTTAAGTCTCTTGTCAAAGATATTTCACGATTTTATGGTATTCCATTTAACGAAGTGAATAAGGCGCTAGCGCCGGTCGAAGAAGATGTAAAGCGCGCAGTATTCAAGCAGGGTACTGATAAGAATCTATTTGTGCTGCTTTACGAAGATGCGCTAGCTCACTCGAAGACGTTCAGAGCATTCATCGAGGCTCATCCAGAAGTTGCTGCTCCAATCCAGGTTCTGTTCAAGCAGAACAAGGCCTTAGGTCGCCATGCTGGTGGTTGTATCGTTGCAGAGGATATTGCGGAAAGGATGCCGCTTATCAAGGCACGTGGTGAGCTACAGACCCCGTGGGCTGAGGGCATGAACTATAAGCATCTTGAGACTTTCGGCTGGATTAAGTTTGATCTACTTGGTCTTGAAACGCTTCGAATTATCCAGCGTACCATCGAGCTCATCCTACAGCGAAAGGAGGGTATCGAAGACCCAACATTCGCTCAGGTGTATGAATGGTTTAACGCCAATATGGACCCGAAAGTACTTGACATGGACGATCAGCACGTATACGATCACGTTTACGGAAAAGGCCGCTGGGCTGGCATCTTTCAGCTGGCCGGCCGTGGTGCTCAGAACTTGTTCAAAAAGGCGAAGCCTAAGAGCATCGTTGATATTGCTACGCTGACTTCCATCTATCGTCCAGGCCCACTCACGGCGAAGGTCGATAGATTGTATATCAAGGCCAAGAACAACCCTGAGAAGATCGATTATGGCCATCCGTTAATCAAGGAAGTTCTTGAAGAAACCTACGGTCTAATTGTCTTTCAGGAGCAAATCATGAAGCTTTGCTCTGTGGTGGCGGGTTTCCCCGAAGAAGAAACAGACACCGTACGTCGGAGTATTATGAAGCGGAAAGCGTCAGAAGCAGCAGAGAGTCTTGCCAAAGCTAGATCGATCAAGGAGCAGTTTGTTGCAGGCTCTGTGAAGAATGGAGTAGATCGACAATTGGCTGATGACTTATACGAAAAGATTTTGTTCTTTGCAGGTTATGGCTTCAATAAGTCTCACGCAGTATGTTACGCGATTGACTCGTATTACTGCGCTTGGCTCTTGACATATTTTGAAGAAGAATGGCTGTGTGCTTATCTTGAGGCGATGTCAGGTAACGACAAGAAGCGAGCAAAGGCTTTTGCTGAGGTTAAGGCTTTAGGATATCGCGTTGCGCCTCTAGATATCAATTATGCCACAAAGAAGTGGACAATCCTTGAGGGTAAAAAGTTCATGCCTTCGCTCTTATCTTGTAAGGGTATTGGCGAGTCTGCAATCGATGAGCTAGTTGCAAATCGACCATATCAAGGCATCGATGATCTTCTATGGACCGATGATGGAAAGTGGAAACATTCTAAGTTCAACAAGCGCGCTCTTGAGGCTTTGATCAAAATCCGCGGCTTCGAATCTATGGATCTAGTCGGCCCCGGTAAGACGTTCGAGAGCTATAAGCACATGCATGAAGTCGTTATCGGACGACAGAACGACATCAAGAAGTGGACAAAGCGTGATCCAGAACGTGGCAGAAATAACTTCAAGGAGGCCCTACTTGAGACGCAAGGATCGGGCCATTGGTCTCGCAGGGAGATGGTAGAAAATAGTGTAAAGCATTTTGGGTCTTTTAACGCATCAACTCTTATTAGCGAAGAAGTTCAGGAGCGCTTGGCAAAGAAAGACATCGCGTGTATTGATGAAATCGATACCAGGGGTCATGATGTGTATTGGTTCCTCGTGTCTGACATTAAGCCTAAGCTCACAAAAAACAAGCGTCCATATCTTTTGGTCACCGCGACTGGGCTGGAGGGTAAAAACTTTCGAATGTTTTGTTGGGGTTGGGATGGCGAGACAGATCTCCCACTTTACAGTTTGTGTTGCGCAGAAGTGAAGAAAAATGACTTCGGATACCAAACTTCTATGAGTAAAGTCAAGCTTCTTCGTATATGATTAGCTTGGTACAAAAAGTCTACATCTAAACCTAATTGGAGTAAATTTGTAACATGCATATTGGAACCTATCAATCATTTACGCACTGCTACATTTCGCTAGTTCGAAATGTTTACGAAAGTCCAACATTTGAAGCAGCCCCTCGTGGGCAAAGAGTCAAGGAAATACTTGGCGCTTCATTTACGATCTTAAATCCCAGAGACAGAATTCCATACGTTGCAGGACGAAAGTTTAGTATTTCTTATATGGTTGCTGAGCTTGTGTGGTATCTTTCTGGAAATAATGAGACAGCGTGGATATCGAAATATTCAAACTTTTGGAGAAATATTTCAGATGATGGAGTAACAGCAAACTCTGCTTATGGCGCAAGACTATTTCAACGACACCCCAAGATTGCTCAGGGGAGGTTCAATCAATGGGAGTATATTATTGATGAGCTTACTAGAGACCCAGATTCCCGTCGAGCGGTAATGCATCTTAGGGTGCCTGATGATAGTATTGACGCAAAGCTAGACGTTCCTTGTACATTGGCACTTCAATTTTTTATTAGAGACGGCAAACTTCATCAGGTTGTGAATATGAGAAGTTCAGATGTGATATTCGGTATTGCATATGATATTCCAGCATTTACGCTATTTCAAGAATTACTTGCTAATGAACTTGGCGTTGGGTTGGGAACCTACACTCATACCAGCAATTCATTACACATATATGAGCGCCACTTTGAGATGGCAGAGAGAATTCTACAGACATCAAATGTTAATAGATCACAGTTTGAGCTATGGAAAAGGTATGGACAGATGCCACCGTTAGGATGTGCTTCAAGTGATGAACTTTCTTATTGGATAGAAAAGATGATGGAGGTCGAAAAAGACATCTCTATCGCCACTTCGGTAGAAGCTATCCACCAAGCGTTTCGTCGTGTGTTTGCATATCCCACTAATGACGCATTGACCTGGCATGATTTTGCGGTAGTGTTAGCTGCTGATAGAATAAGAAAAATCTCGACAAGAAGTGAAGCAAGAAAAATGTTGGAAAATTTGAAATTTGAAGGTTATCGATTTAATACAAGGGGTGCAAAGTGAGTAAGTACGATTATCTAATTGTCGGTTCAGGAATATTTGGGTCTACATTTGCCAGAGAAATGACAGATGCAGGATATCGATGTCTTGTAATAGACAAACGAAACCACATCGCTGGAAACGTTTATTCAGAAAAGCGAAATGGGGTAGATGTCCACGTGTATGGGGCGCATATTTTTCATACGAGCAATGATCGTATTTGGGATTATGTTAATCGATTTGCGACTTTTAACAATTATATTAACAAGCCAAAGATCCGCTATAATGACCGTATTTTCTCGTTTCCTATTAATTTGATGACGCTCCATCAGTTGTGGGGAGTCATGACTCCGGCCGAAGCAGAAGCAAAGCTAGAAGAAGTTCGAATCCCATGTGAGAACCCTGATAATCTTGAAGACTGGATTCTTTCCCAAGTGGGGCGTGAGGTCTATGAGACTTTTATCAAGGGTTACACGATGAAGCAATGGCAGCGTGACCCAAGAGAGCTACCCGCCTCCATCATTAAACGGCTTCCTATTCGTATGGTTTTTGAAGAAAACTATTTCTTCGACAAGTATCAGGGGATCCCCAAGGAGGGATACACACAAATGGTTGCGAATATGCTGGAAGGAATTGAGGTCCGGACAGGTGTTGATTATTTTATGAATAAAGATGAGTTGAACAGCCTTGCTGACAAAGTTGTATTCACTGGTAAGATTGATGAGTATTTCGGATATCAGTTTGGCGAGCTAGAATATAGGACACTTCGCTTTGAGCATGAGGAGCTTGAGGGAGATTTCCAGGGAAATGCGGTCATAAACTACACTCATCCTGAAATTCCATATACTCGGATTGTTGAGCATAAACACTTTTTACCAGAGACAGCCAACAAGATTCCAAATACGATAATCACACGTGAGTATTCTGATGAGTATAAGCGCGGTAAGACGCCTTATTACCCTATCAATAATGAGAAGAATACATCGATGTATAAGAAGTATGCTGCTATGGCTCATGAAGAATCGGGAGTTATTTTTGGTGGGAGATTGGCGGAGTATAAATACTACGATATGCATCAAGTTATCGGTTCAGCACTTGTAAAAGCTAAACGTGAGCTTGAAAAACGTAACACCCCGACATATAATGGTTAATATTAAGGAGAAAAAATGAGGGTTTTGTATAGTTTTTGGGGGTTTATTACACCCCTTGAAAAGAATAGCATTGTTAACACACCAGATGGAGAGCGTGGAAACCGTGTAGATTGGGTCAATGAATTACTTAAGCGTGGCCATACACCAATCCAGCTTCAGAAAATGAGGGATGATGAACAATACCCTGGTGTAGAGTATGATGACACCGGCTTCCCTGATGGCGATATTCTTTATGTAGAATGGAGATGGCCTACGTGGAAGAACAGCGGCGAAAATCCAGAAGAGTCTGACTATCAGCGTCAATGTCAGGTTCTTGACTATTACCATGAGCAAGGAATCCCCATAGTGATTGTAGACGGTGATCTTAAAATGACACCGCAAGAAGAGAATCGTTGGCCGAATGCAATTCTTGCTGATGCATGTGTAGCACCCCAGCACCAAACACGAAAGCGGATTACAATCCCCTGGTGCAATTACATGAAGCGATATTTTGAGCCCATTGAGTATTCTTACAATTATACATACGTTGGTAACAACTACGAACGTGAGCAGCCTTTTGCGAAGTATTACACTGGCCCAAGCGCTGCGTTGCGCGAGCAAGGTGTCCAGACAATGATTTACGGAAATTGGCTGAACAAATCACCTGAGCGAATAGACCCAGCGGAGCTGCTTGCGCAGACACCGAATGTTGCATTTGGACCTCGTCTAGCCTACAAGGATATTTTTGGTGTTCTAAACTCTTCCATTACTGTGACTCATATTACGAAGCCGGCTTATACTCCCTATGGAAATATTACGGGTCGCTTCTTTGAAGCGATTAAGAGTAACGTACCAGCTTTGGTTCCAATTGAGTTTCAGCATGCTGTACCTGTTGGATTAGCCGACAAGTCATTGCTTGTTGAAACAACAGAGGATGTTGTTAAGAAAGTGAAGTGGATTGCGACTTTATCTGCGAATGAGAGGAAGGCGCTTGTCGACGCCCAGGAGGAAGCTCTGAGGACTGTAATCGATCCAAGGCCTGAATATAGGACTGATCTTCTCGAGCACATCCTGGGGGATTATCGGGTATGAAAATTGCGTTCATCGGTCCTGATATGACCGGAAAATCCAATATTGCTGCTGAGTTGTCTCGACAGACCGGAATTCCTGTATTTAAGAATTCTGGAGAGTGGGAAACGGAGTTAGATAGACCCGATTATTTTCTCAATCTTTTACGTTATGGTGGTCCATTTCTTATGGACTTTATGAGGCAAACCGACGCGAAAGTTATCCTTGATCGCTTTTACCCTTGCGAACTTGTATACGCAGAAGCGTTTGAAAGAGAGACAGATATGTCTGCGATATCTTGGATGGACGTGAATTTTTCCGAGGCAGCGGGTAAATTTATTATTTGTTTACGACAAGATTATTCGGGGCTCATTGATGATCAATACCCTAATGACCTGCCGAAAGAAATGCTGGAAAAGCTTGATAAGCTGTATAGAGCCTTTGTAGAAACGACAGCCTGTGAATGCTTTATTTTAGAAACTGATGATATGGATTTGAACAATCAGATCAAAAAGATTAAAATATTTTTAGGAATTAACATTTAGAGAATTGGAGGATTTTGTGCGTTTACGTAAAGCACTAGTGACGGGGTGTTGCGGTTTTATAGGAAGCCATGTGACACGTCAGCTTGTAGAAGCTGGGTGGTATGTTGAGGGTGTCGATGATCTCTCGAATGGTGATCTTTCCACTTTGGAGGGTATGCGACATCGTACAGTTACAGAAGGAATGCTTCACCTGTATGATGAGCAAGCCGGTATTCCATTGGCTGGCGAGCTTCTAGTTATCACGGCTGATTTTGCAGCAGGACAGATTTTGTCTCGTGTCGCCGCCGGCGATTATGACGTGATTTTTCACCTCGCTGCGAATCCACGAGTTGAATATTCTGTTAAATATCCAGCATTAACGACCCACACAAATGTTCAGAAGACAATTGAATTAATGTCCGCCGCGATTAACAAGATAGAACGATTTGTATTTGCATCATCGTCTGCTTGTTACGGGGAGGTTGCCAGTTTACCAACGACAGAAGAAGAAGCGGAGGATCCTACGTCTCCTTACGGATTACAAAAGCTTGTGGTTGAGCAATTCGCTGAGATGTATACTACACTCTACGGGATGGATTTTGTTGCGTTAAGATTCTTTAATGTATACGGTCCAGGCCAACTGGGAGATTCTCCATATTCTACTGCTGTTGCAGCATGGTGTGCTCGTATAAAGAATGGTGACCCTCTTCGAAGTGATGGAGACGGTGAGCAGACGAGAGATATGATTTATGTTAAAGACGTTGCTCAAGCCATGATTGCCGCAGCCGACCACCCTGCGTATTTAGGGTTTCAGATGTATAATGTCGCTACTGGTGCGTCGGTATCGAATAATCAGATTTTAGGAGTGCTGGAAGAGTATTTTCCTGACCTAACCATTACTCATGCTCCAGAGAGGGCAGGTGATGTTAAGCATACATTGGGCTGTATAAATAAGATTAGCGAAGATCTTGGCTGGCATCCCCGTAAGCAATTTTGGGATGGGCTAAGAAAAACGCTTCAATGGTGGGAGCTAATCGATTAATGAATAGGTGCATTTGGCCAGGAAGATCATCAGCGACAAAGAAGCCATGGGGTTATGAGATCCAGTGGAATGGTATTTTCCACGGCAAAGAAATTCATTTGAGAGCAGGTCATCGGACAAGCTTAAAATTTCACAGATCGAAACAAGAAGTCTTATATGTTCAGAGTGGTCTGATCAGTGCTGAAATTGCAGATGAAAGACACTTCTTAGATCATGTGCTTTATCCTGCTCGAGTTGTAACGTTGGGACCTGGTGAAATAATAAATGTTCAAGCAGGGTGTGCGTATCGATTGACAGCAATGGATGACAGTGTTGTTTTTGAAATTTCTTCAGGTACTGATTCTTCCTCTCCTGTTCGGTTGGAAGACGATTATGGGCGTGAAGTTGATGAAAGTGGAAAGTATGTTTTTGTGCACCCGAACAAAGAAAATGATAATTAAAAATCTATCCCGGGAATACTATGAGTTCAATGGACCCAAATTCGGTTAACGTAGTGATTTATCATGCAGACTGCACAGACGGTTTCGGCGCAGCTTACTCTGCTTGGAAACAACTTGGAAATCGAGCAGAATATTATGCATGTAAGCATGGTACCACTCCTCCAGATGTAAAAGGAAAAAACGTTGTAATTCTTGATTTTTCTTGGGGTAAGTCAACGATCAAGAAGATGATAAAGAAAGCTAAAAATCTACTGATCATTGATCACCACAAATCAGCCATGGTCGAGCTTCACGATATCTCAAATACTCGGTTTGATATGACGAAGAGCGGTGCGATGCTTGCATGGGAATATTTCCATCCAGGGAAAGAGCCGCCAAAGTTCATAAAGTATATCCAGGATCGCGATCTCTGGGAGTGGAAACTTGAATATTCCAAAGAGTTCAGCGCAGCATTTGATATGGTGCCGTTTGAATTTGAGGAGTTCGAGAAGTTCGAAGATGATTCTGTTTTTGACGATGCGTGTAAGCGCGGATCTTACATTCTTGCATACAGCAAGACGGTTGTCAAAAAAGTTTGTGAAAAAGCGCAACCTCGTAAGATGGGCGGAAAAGAGGTGCTGGTAGTAAATGCATCTCACTGGATGTCCGAGATTGGTGCTCGTTTAGCCCCTGATTGTGATTTTGCAATGATCTGGTATTGGGATCATGAAGATGAAATAACGAAGGTTAGCTTAAGGGCTTTTCACGATAGCGTTGATGTTTCTGAGATTGCAAAGCAATTTGGCGGCGGCGGTCACAAGAAAGCAGCGGGATTTACTTTACCTAAGGAGAAACACATTGAAGAACTTTTTGACACAGCCGAGTCCGAGGTATGACATTGTCTACCTTGATCCACCATGGGATTACAAAGGCCAGCTCCAACATAGTAAGCCTGGAATGGGTGATACAGGTGGCGCTCGCAAGCATTATGGTACACTCAAGCTAAAGCAGCTAAAGCAGTTTCCAATGCAAAAACTCATGAATGAGGATGCGTTGGTATTTATGTGGGTGACAAATCCTCATCTTGATCAAGGCATCGAGCTTCTAAAAAGTTGGGGTTTGAAATATGCGACCGTTGGGTTTGTATGGAATAAAATGCGAGTCAATCCCGGCTTTTATACAATGTCCCAGTGTGAGCTTTGTCTTGTTGGGAAGAATGGAAAGATTCCTCGTCCCCGTGGCGCGAGAAATATAAGACAATATCTTGAGCACCTCCGCGAAGAGCATAGTAAGAAGCCAGATGAAGTACGAGCTCGAATTGAGCAGATGTTTCCGGACCAAAGTAAGGTGGAGCTTTTTGCAAGACATCAGAATCCAGGCTGGTCTGCTTGGGGTGATGAGGTTGAAAGTTGTGAAAATCTTAAGAGGTATTTGAATGAGCTTGGGTGGTAGACCAGAGTGGGATGAGATATGGATGGGCTTTGCCCATTCCATATCTCGTAGATCTTACGACCCTCGATATCAGGTCGGTGCCGTTATTGTGACAAAGGAGAATACACAGGTTCTTGCCGTGGGATATAACGGTAATTATTCTGGTGGACCTAATGAAGTGGAGTCCACTGAGCCTGGAAATTCAGGAATGATCCATGCTGAGATTAACGCATTGCTGAAGTGCGACTATAATATTCGCGGAAGAAAAATCATGTATGTGACTCTTAGTCCATGCAAGATGTGTGCGAAAGCAATGATCAATGGCGGGATCTCGGAAGTGGTTTTTGACGAAGAATATAGGGATATGTCTGGAGTTGACCTACTTAAGTCCGCAGGAGTCACAGTTAGGCGCTATAGAACGTAGCACCAGTGATATTTACTCCATATTTACTTGTAAGCGCTATATTATTAATTGGAGTTCCAAGACATGAGTGGGATTATACATAACCTTTCGAAGCAATGCTCGAAGGCGTTTATTAAGACACAAGTTGATCTATTCGCAGAACATTTTTTGGCTGCTGGTGAGTTAGAGACGCTTCTTACAGAAGCGCTTGATGATAAAGATAAGGCAGAGTGGAATACTGCAGTAGATCAAGCAACGTCCATTCTTGGCCAGATTGGCGACGCCACACCAGATACACCTGAGTGGAGTGCCCTCGTTGATGCACTGGGCGGTGTTGAAATTACTGGCGGCGATGCCATGTACGACGAGAAAGCCGACCCCAAAGCTCGGGCCGACGCAGCTGCCAACATAACGAAAACCGTTCAAGATCTAATGGGCGAAGCAGCTGCGCTAATCCAGTGTATCGAGGCTGTGAAGGGTGAGATTGGTAAGTCCAAGGTTGAAGATGGAACGAAAACAGTCGGCGATCTCGCTAATGCAGCTGACGAAGGCGGCGACGACGCACCAGACTTTCCAACACCTGATGATATTAAGAAAGCTGTCGAAAAAACATATGTTGTTCCAGACTGGTTTAATAAGGCATGGGAAGCTGGGTCGAAAGAAGCTGAAGCAGAGAGCGGTGGCTTCTTTAAGAAGGTCATGGGGTTTATAGGTAAACTTTTCGGTGGTGATGATTCAGGAAATATTGTAGCTGATGATATGGTGGTAGCAGCTATTATGTCTTCTCCCTTTGAGGAGTTTGCTGCAATAAACCTTCAGTCATTGCAGCAAGAGCTTGTGGGTGTGACAGAAGATATCGGTGCAGAGACAGCCGAAGCATCCGCCGCCGCCGCACAGGCTCAGGGCGGAGCAGACGCCGCAGCATCTGGTAAGGCTGATATGAAAGCTGCAGCACAAGGCGCTGAGGTTCTCAAAAAGAATCCTGACGTTGCAAAAGAAACGCTCGCCTCAGCACAAAAAGTTTTAGAGCCATCTGATGCCGCCGCAGTTGAAGCTGGTATTGGGGGTAAGCTTGATGCATTATCACCAAGACAGCAACAGATTGTAGCTCTGATCCTTCAGCTGTTTGGGGCTGGTCCTGATGCCGCGACACCTGAACAAGTTGCAGACGTTGCTGACCAAGCTGATGATGCAGCAGATGAGGAAGTTGCATCGACTTTTAAGAATTTAGACGCACTTGCTGATCTCGGTACCAAACACCTGGGTGATGGTGGTGATGAACTTGTAAAGAATATGCTTAGTGATGAAGAGGCCAGCAAGATTTTTGCTGCCCATTACTCTCGTCCCGGAGCTGCAATCCATGAAAGTACCTTAATGACGCTATTATTTGAGGAAGAAGAGGGTATTCCTTTTGAAGATGTCATTGCCGCATTTTCAACCGTAGGTAAATCCTCCGGCCTGGAACCGGGCGAGGAAGAAATAACAGCATGGGCAACCGACGTGAATGACCAAGAGCTTCTAGATAAAGCCATCGCAATTGCAGCGGGTGAAGAAGGAGCTGAAGGTGAAGAGGGTGCTCCGGCCTCTGAAGAGGAAGCTGAGGAAGAACAAGAGACTGCGCAAGCAGAGCTTGAATCAGCCGCTAAAGAAGCTGCAGCTGAAGAAGTCCCACCTGCCGTTGCTGTTGCAGCAGCCTTAGATAATTGGATGGGTGGATTATCAAAATCATCTCAACAATCTCTGACTGCGAAGGATCGTATTGGTGGATTAAAGGGTTTGGTCAATACCGCTCTAGAAGATGCTGCCAAGGCTATTGAGGGTGAGGTTCAGGCGGCTATTGATATCTGGCGTGGTGAACATGAAGAGACGCTAATGAAGAGTAAGCGTTTCGCAAAGAAGAATTTTGATTCTCTTTCAGAGTTAATTCCACAGATCGCCGCTCAAATGTTAAAAGTGACGTCAGAAAATAATGTTCGACTCACTCGTGGTATGTTACGAAAGACCGTATACCACCATCTGGATAGAAAGTTCGGGCGTCATGGAATGTTAATTGAGTCAGCGCGCTGGGAAGTGTTAGCAGGAATTCGGAGCAAATAATGGCAGATGCAGCTTTTTTATTAGAGGTACTAAAGTTTGAGTACAATAATCGCCTGAATGAAGTTATGGGCGAGTCTGATGTTTTTGATGATAGAGGAAATCTAATTCTTGCACCCGACCTGAAGGTACGCCATAAAAAGTCTGGGTATGAATACACAATTGCACATGTAAAAGGTGATAAACCTGGAAAGGTTCAGATTATTTTACGTGAACCAGAAGAACCACGTTTTGATCCTCCTGGTGGTGGTGAAGAAGTATTAGGCGGACCAGATGATATGGGTCAATTGAATGAAGATGAAGCCGACCCACGAATTCCAGATTTATTAGATCCTGAATCGGACCCGGTCGATGTAGATGCCCAGGTTCAAGCAATCGCGCAAATCGCAGATGAAGAGCCACAGGATGAAGTTGTTTTTGTGATCGATCAAGAAGAGTTTGAAAAAGAATACGAGGTGGATTAAACATGCCAATAAATGAGAAAGAAATATTGAGAGCGATAAATGAGACGCTCTATAAGGACTCAGAGAAACCGCAGCAGCCCCTTTCAGAATCTTATGTTGTCCAAGCAAAGAATTATGAAATTAATACTGATATGCTTAGTGAGAAAGCTATCAAGGCAAATGTGGAAAATTTACATGAATATGTTGACGCCTTAAATGACGTTTCCGCAAAGCTGGATTCTGTTGACCGATCGGAGTCGAATTCTAAAGACTCTTCGTTTAGAGGGATTAAGCAGGAGGAGGCCTTCAATATGAATGGCTCATTTCTTTCAGCTTATTATTTCGATAATATAGCAGATCCAACATCCAAGATTTCAATGGATAGTTTAGCATATATGAGACTTACACGTGATTTTGGTACGTTTGAAGATTGGCAGAAAGACTTTATTGCATGTGGAATGGCTTCCCGGGATGGATGGGTATGTACAGTGTATAATGGCTTTCTAAATCGTTATATGAATATATTCATTGATGGTAATGAAGTAGGGATCCCGATGTGCTCTGTACCGATTATTGTATTATCAGTACAGGAAAGAGCATATTTCAGAGACTATCTTAATGATCGTAAAAAGTATATTTTCGCGATGATGAAAGAGCTTAATTGGGAGCTTGTTAACGCACGAGTAAAAAGAGCAGATAAACTTGCAAAACTATTTTCAGCCGGCTTAGGGAGCGAAAAATGAAGAGAGACCAACTAAAAGATTATTTTCGTAAAGCATACAAAGGTACTTTGCTGGAGCAGGACGACCCATTTGGTGGCGAAGAAGAAGGCGGCGGCGAAGAAGAGGCCGGCGGCGAAGAAGAAGGTGGAGATGATCCATTCGGTGGTGAAGAAGAAGGTGGTGAAGAAGAGGGTGGTGAAGAAGAAGGTGGCGACGACGAAGGTGGAGGCGAGGCTGAAGAGGACGAGGGTCCAAAAGCTGAAGAAGAAGATGAGGTTCGTTTCGGTAAGTCTTTAGATGATCAACTTCAGGCTATTTTTATTGATATTGAATCTGACTCAATTAAGAGCGCTCAAGTACAAGAGGAAAGTTATTCTCTTAAGAGGATGCTGTTAAGAGAGGCAGATGAAGTTACGATTGATGTAGATCGTTTCGCTGCCGAGACCGCAAGGCTAATCTTAAACTTTGACGCGTTTTTTGACATTGAAGAATTGATTATGTCTAAAGCTAGAAGCTTTTTATTAGACAAGTATGGTGAAGAGATTGCCGATGAAGTTGGAGAACTCCTTGCCACACGTCATGATATTAGAAAGAAAGAAGACCATGCCGCGAAACAAGAAGAATATGATGAACAGGTTCCCATTGCGGTAGGGGCCACAGCTGCAGCTGGTCCATGAGTAATTGGGTTAAAAAGAAGTCAGTCCACTTTAATCTTCTTACTGAAACCCATGCTGAATTTCGGGTGCTCGCTTTTAGAAAAAAGCTATCGATGCAAGAGATTGTAGACGGTCTTATTTCTCGTCTCGTTAACGGAGATCCAGCTTTGGTTAAAATAGTAGACAAGCTTGCGGATGAAAAGTCAAACAAAGAGTTACGAAAAGTTGTTGGTACAGATGCAGAAAGCGTATTTGATGTAATCGAAATGTATGATACGCTGAAGGATTCTTCTGAGGAGAAATGATATGTCGTGGTGGCCGTGGAGAAGTAAAAAAGCCAAAGAATTGGAAGAAGCCAAAGAGCGAATTCTTCAACTTGAGAGAGATTATCGATCTTTAGCATTAACATTGCAGAATCTTCAGTCGGCTATTGTTGCCATTTCAAGAAATAATGATCTTGTAGCCAATGATGTCCGGAATATACAAGAAATGGTCGCGCATTTTTTGCAAGACATTGATCCTTCCCAGATGATGTTTGGTTTTTCTTCAGGTCAGAATAGAGACGATAATTAACTTCATCCATATTTAGTGTTATAATTGAGAGGTTATGATGGGCGATAATGAAATTGATTTGCTGGAAGCAAAAGCAGCAATGGAAGGCGAGAAGCTTGGGATAGTTGACAAGATAGTCGGGAGGATTATCTCAAGAAAGTTTTTTGTATTCTTAACAGCTACCGGACTTTTAGCCTGGGCTGGTCTTGATAGCGAGACATGGGGAATGATCGCTATGATTTATATCGGTGGTCAATCAGTTATTGATGCTGCCATCGCGTGGAGACACGGCAGATAATGTTGACGTGGTTAGCTTTGAAGGCCTGGACTATATCTGCGTGGAAGTCTTTTATCGAATTCTGTAAAGAGCGGTGGGAATTATTGATAGGGGTTCTTGTGGGGGTCCTGGGTATGTTAACCCTAACTCGTGGCTCTAGAGATGCAGCAAAAGCTCTGGAAGAAAAGAACAAGCTTATTGATGCTCTGGTCGCTGGAGAACAAGAGGCGACTGAAAAGGAACGAGAAGCGTTAAAGAAAAATTTGGAAACTTTTTTATCTGCCAATAAGGAAGCAGAAGAGAAGTATAAGAAAAAAATTGGGTCTCTTGATGAAGAGAAGAAAAAAAACATAAAAGAGATTTTGACATCAGAGTCGCCAGAGGAAGAGATTGCTCACCGACTTAAGGAATATTTGGATTAGACTGAATATTTAATGAAGTAATATCGACCGCATAGGGGATACAAATGAAAAGAAATAAAACTCTAAAAGAAGTTTTTGGAATGCAGCCCGCACAAAAAGGAGCTATTAAGCTTGGTGGTAACCAGCTTCGTAGTGTAATCTTAAATGAAATCCGAGAAGTCTTGAAAGAAGATGCAGACCCCAAGAAGGTCGATACGGATCGATTTCCGCTTCCTCTCTCATCTGTTGCTGGTGACCCCAATAAGGCCCACGCGATTACTTCGTCTGGTAAGGACGCGACAGATGGCGGGTCCGCAGATGACGTTATTGGAGTCGGTGGCGCTTCTTTTTCCGTGTCCGACCTGAAGCCTTCCCAGTCAAGCATGAATATTGAGAAGGCACTTAGCATGGCGCTTGGTATGATCAGAGACGACCAAGCCGGTGGCGAATTGGGCGCATTTATTTCTAACGATAAACACATTATGGATGGTCACCATCGGTGGGTTGCTACTGCCATGGTGGATCCCTCTGCACAGATTGGTGGATATAGCGTTGATTTTCCAGCTGATAAATTGATTCCTGTCTTGAATGCTTTGACAGTCGGCCGCTTTGGTGTGACTGCTGGTAAGGCGGCGACTGGAGGCTTCGATCAATTTAAAGAAGCTCCGATTCGCGCCCAATTAGAAAAGTATCTTGCAAATGGTGCATACCAGATGGACCCTGCAGCTGTTCAGGCAGCAATTGAAAAGTTTACCGATGAGACCGGCGAGGCTGCCGTTGACGCCGCTGTCGATAAGTTTGTTGAGAATCTTGGCGCTGTGGCGTTTGATCTTCCTTCAGGCGCCCCTACTCGTGAAGATATGCCCGTTATTGATGAGCCTGATGTTCCCGAAGCAGTGGCAGCTCTCTCGGCAGGTGAAGTTGATGTAAATGAACCTTATGGTGCAGAAGAAGAGACAGGATGGGCCATGAAGGGCAACACAGCAAAAGAGTCGCAGCACGTTGAGGGTGATCTTGTTCTTGAACGCTGGCGTAAACTTGCTGGTTTACTAAACGACTGATCAACATACAATTCTGTATGAAGTTTTTCAATACAGTAATCGTTGCGTGGATTTGTGCATTTTTAGTAATGTATCCAGCTATTTCTTATGCTGACGAACCTGTGCCTATTAACGAAGGCGAACCTGCTCCCTTTACTGGGGTCATTCTTACCACTGAAGATGCCGCGACTCTTTTGGCTAATCTTGAGCAGCAAAATGAGCGCTGCCAAGCAAGCATAGATTTAGCAGTCACAACTGCTGTATCTGCCAAGCAATTAGAGCTTGATACATGCAATTCTAATTTTCAAATTCGTACTGATTTTTATAATACGCAGCTAGCTGCTTATCGTGACTACAATATTTATTTAGAGGAAAGACTGACAAAACCAAGGCTTTCTCCTGAGTGGGCTTTAGTTATAGGGATAGTTGCTGGTGTTGGTATTACAATCGGCGCCGGTGTCGCTATGAATCAAGCCGCAGCTCAATAGAAAAACTACTAATCTTCTTCATATTTAGTAGGTGAGGTGGCAATAATGACTAACAAGAATTTTGGTAATTTAAGGGTTCAAGCAAGAGCGTTACTTTTTGAGCAGGCTTTTGGCTATCCCGAATATAGCGAGTCAAGTTGGGCTGATGGCGAACGAGCCGGTACTCAATTTGTGGATGATGGGCCAGAAGAAGAAGATCCAATGGACATGCCAATAAGTCCAGCGCCACAAATGGCGACACAGCTCAGCGAAGATGAGCCCCCTGTTGATGATCCAGAGTACAGGCCTGTGAACACCCAAGATTTAGCTCGTTCTCTTTATACACTCGCCCAGAAATTACCTGACGACGCAAAAATAACAACAAAGACTTATGAAAAATTTAAGAAGTTTGTTGATGATCACGAAGTGGTCAGCGTTCAGGTGAAAGATGAAGCTGGTATGAACGAACCAGAAGAAGTCCAAGAAGCAAGAAGCGTTATTAGAAATCAGCTCCTTATTTCTTTGATGGAAGGAAATTGGGATGAGTTTAAGCTGGGTAAACACTATGATGATGATGAAGACGATGAATGGGACGGACCAAGTGATGAAGATTTAGCAGCTGTAGAACGGGGTGATCCTCATGCTGGTGAAGTAACGCTAGCGCAGATTGCTGATGAAATGGGTCTAAGCACCAGCGGTATTAAGAAGCTGGAAGGCGATGCTCTCAAACACTTTCGCTTGATATATGACGATTTTCCTGGTGATATGGATAAAATAAATGACTTTGCATTGCAATTTTTTGCAAATGCACTGGTTGAATTAGATGCCATTGACGATCAAGATGCCGATGAGTTAAGGAATGCAGGTGAAGCCATTAGAGGGTGGCCCCCACTAAGATACTTTATATGGGACGGCTTCCTGACGAATGTCTATAATAAGATGGTTCGAGATGCTAAGAGAGACGGCTTAGACCCAGTAACACAACTAAAAGATCTAACTCCAGGGCTGTATGCCCGGGCGAAGACTTATTTTGATGGCTTGCCGCATAGCAAGTTAATGCAGGGTGTGGTCAATGCCATGAACGCTGAGTAGGGACATGATGCTTCAATCGATAATGAAAAATTACCTAAGCGAGAAAGAGTCAGCCAATCCCTCTTCTGGAGTTTTTGGACTTGTTGTAGAATCAGGACCAGAAATTCCCATTGAAGTAGATGAGAGTACTTGGGGAACACTTCAGGGTCCTGAGCGCCTCATAAAGAAATTTGCTTTTGACGATGTTCAGATGCGTAATTGGTTTCTTAAAGAGCTTATCGAAGATGAAGCGCAGTCAGGTCATCATGCCAATATTCTAATTGAAGGAATGGAAATAACTGTAGAAGTCTGGACACATGATGTTAATGCCGTTACTGAACTTGATCTTGAATATGCAGGTCGTTGTGACGATATTTTTAATGATGTTGGTTTGCTTGGAGAGTTTGGCTATGAGTACAGATAATAATATGAGGGTCATCAATAAAGAGTATGAGCGGGTGCTCGATAATCCGGATAATATTATCATGTCTGATGGATTGAGAGAGCTCATGGGTCTAGACTTTGATCAGGAGAAGGGTGAGCCTATCGCGGAAGAAAATAAGCTTTCAATAATTATAGAGCCCCCCGAGTGCGCAACAATCATAGGTAATCTCCACACATTACAATTTGTGGGAGAGACAAATAGACAAAGTCTTAGTATGGAGATATCTAAATGCAACCCGGAAATTATGCAGGCTTTGCATGATGCGAAAAAGAACACAGAGAGTAAGCCTGTTAATATTGTCTTAACGGGCGACAACGGATTTGAGGCAGATGATTGCACCATTTCGTCATTTGGCATTGTTAAGATCGCATCGAATACATTTTTATTAACCGTAACATTTGAGAGTGAGCATGTCCTATTTTGATAAATTCATGAAAGATATTGAGCAGAAACAAGCTAGAGAAAAGCAGTCTAGGGAAGCCGTAAGGCAAGACGAACAAAATCATTCCCAGCGTGAAAGAGTCAGAAGGTATACTGAGCGTTGGCAAAACTCTATACGCTGGGTAACGCGAGGTAAAAATGAGAAGAATTGATTTGATGAAGATAGCCGATGGGATTGCTTCTAAGATTCTGCAGGAAGACTTTAAAGTTACCGATGAAGAGTCGAAACAGTCCAAAATGTCAAAACAAATTGATGACGATGGCTTACGTGCTCCAGAAAAAGCAAAGAAAGAAGAAATAACTGACGAGGCTGAAGAAGAGGAAGAAGAGGAAGAAGAGGAAGAAGAGGATATTGAAGCTAAGCCGAAACCTTCGGCTGATGATGAAGGTGGTGATTCTTCTGACGACTTTGAAGTTCAGGCACCAGATGTCATACCAGATATGGTATCCTATAAACAGATAGAAAAACAGATCAATAATCTTCGTGCAGGCAAAAGTTTGAAAGATGAAGAGATATCCGGTGCGCTTGAAGACTATTTTGACAGTTTGGGTACAGGAGAAACTGATGCGCTGTTTTCATACCTTGCAGCTCTTGGTGCTATTTTGACGGGAGGTACTTCTGGAGAAGAAGCTCCTCGTCCAAGTCAAATGGGGATAAAGATAACTCAACCCGAAAAAGAAGAGAAGTCGAAAACTCCAGCCGGAGAGCCTGAGGAACTTGGTCTTGATCGTCTTCCTCCAGGGGAGGCACCGATCATTGTTGGCGAATTAGCTGATAAATCAAGAGAGCTTAGTTTTGTGCTAGAAAATTATTCATCTTCTGATTCTCACCGTTGTATAGATGGTCAGATTGTAGATTTCGGCAGCTCCGATTGTATTCAGGATCTTTCTTCTAGAATTGAAGATACAGTCCAACAGCGAGATAGTTTGAATAGAGGGTCTGCGGATCGCTCAAGCTTAAACGGTACGCTAAAATATTTGCGACAAAAGATGCGCAAGGCTCAGAAGATATCAAAAGAGGATGAGGAACTTAAGCTACAATCCAAATTAAACCTTGCGGACTCTGCTTAAATGTTGGTCGAAGCTCGGGATAACCTGACATGCGTTGGGGGGGAGAAGCTTTTAGAGATTGCTGATTTTCTATGTCATCAATCTCCTATCGTTCGTCCCATCTTTGAGTGTGTTAAGATCTTCGCGAGGCTAGACGAGTCTGGTAAATTCACTTATGCTCGTCATCCATTCGATCTTGGAACGAATATTATTCCTGCAGAAGATATCGCTTCTCGTATGAAGGACCCAATAAGACGGGACGTCGTTTTCAATGCATTGGAAAATATAGAGCGTGAGTGTATTCATGAATGGCCTTTCGTAGCAGGATCATCAAGCTGGGTTTTGCTTGAGGTCCTACACCCAGAAATAAAGATTGCCGCATCGTCAAATCGTCCTGCAATTATTTTTCGTCGAGCAGTGAGGATAAGCCCAAAGGGCGAACTCACTACTACTCCACTTCTAGAAAGAATGTTCAAGGCATTCACTCCGTGTAATGAGTCTGGTCCCTTCAGGTTTGTCATTGACCCTATTATTCAATTATCTAATATTTCTGGTACCGGAGTTTTTACAAACTTTCGTGAACAGATGGAGGGGATGCTGTATCTTGCAGAAGGCAAAAAGCTTTCCGACGTATCTGGCCTTCATTCATTCTCTATTGAGACGGCGAATGAATTCGTTGATGGATTGCTCGAGAGTAATTTTGACATTCCACTAGAGTCGAATCCAGGATTTTATTTCAACTTTGAGGATACTACTTATCAGGTGCGAAGTAAATCATTCTCTGCTAAAAAGAAGCAAGAAAAGTCCGGTGAAGGACCAATGCCAGTTTTTGGATTAAGAAGATGACAGAAACAGAGATAATATCTGAAGCAATATCGTTAGGCAGTGATTGCGGAGTCGAGAGCTGGATGGAATTAAAGAAGCTTTTGCTTGTTACACTACCCTCTCATGCTCGCTCAAATTTCTCAGTAAGAGATCCTAAAACGAAAAAACAAAGACTAAATGAATTCGAACATCGCCTGATTGATAATTATTATAGTAGAACAGGCACAAGATTGAAAAAGGATATGGATCGTGAGAGAGCTTGACGAGATATTTATCAGAAATGAAATCCAGCGAATCTTGAATGAGCAAACATTCGACGCTACATGGGGAGACATCGTCCCGCCTTCAGGCGAGCAGTTTTACAAGACTTTCATTGGCCCTTTTGTGGATGTATATAAGGTCGCGACCGTTGCCCTTAAAGACACTGCTGATATGGTATTAGCGAATATCGAATCAGCATTTACTTTTGATCCTGCGAAGCAAAAAGTATTGATGGATAAATTTCGAAAGAAGCGTGATAAATACAATTCTGAAATGGCTGCGGCGATGAAGACAACAGACGAAGCCCTTTCATCTCCAGACGCTCAGTTATTTATGTTCATGGCAAATCCTGGTGTGTATTTGGGAGCCGGTATGGCTAGAGAAGCAGTCGATGTGGCAGAGCCAATCACAGATTATGCAGCAGATAAATTCGGTAATATATCGAAGATGCTAGGGCTTGGAAGTGATTATACTCCTCCTGCGCCCCCTCCAAAGGGTCCAATCGGCGGTCTTCTCGGAGATCTCAAGAATTTGTTTTTTGGCCCTGATATGAAGATGACAACTGCTGATATGGGCCAGATTGGTGGACAGTCTGGTGGGACAGTACGTATTGAGGGACTAGACGAGATTGATGAGCTTGAGCGAATTCTGACTGAGGGTGATGACGAAAAGAAAGAAGAGAAATCTGGTGGTGAGGAAGATATTCAGTATTTAGTTGATGACTTTCTGGCTATGTCTGGTGCTGGTGAAAAAATTGAAGGATATATGAGGGAAGTCATTACTGATAAGAAGGCAGAGGCAGAAGAAGTAAAGAAGCAATATATGGATATGATCGAGGGATTGAACGCAGTTTCTCAGGCAAAGTCGCTTGAAGAACTTGCACAGTTGATCCCTAAGCTCGCTTCGGCTGGAATTGATTTAGCTCCTGCAGCCGCAGAATTAGAGAAAAACATTGAAGAACAGAAGGCGACTCTTGAGGCCGGCGGGGATGAAGCTGATAAGATGATTGAGCAGCTCAGGGGTACCCCTGATGGGAAAGCTGTTTCTAAAGATGCTAAACCAGAAGAGTGGCATCCGATTATAGAGCAAGCGACATTGGCGGTCGCATTTGCAGATGCTGTTGATGAGGCCAAGAAACAAAGCATTGGCGAGATGATTGGGTTCGTTGCGGAGATGCCTCGCCCTGATCTAGAAAAGATACAGAAGGCTAGCCCCCTGGGGAAAGAATTCGCTGACATTATTTTTCAGCTGGAGAATGACCTCCTCTCGATGTAGTTATTTTTTAATTCTACTCATTTTTTAATATAATGCTTGAGATATGGAGGTTATAGTGTCTACAGACGATAGAGCAACTCATTGGTTGCCAGAGATTTGTTATGAGGAAGCTGATGAGGGCCTAACGTCAAAAATACCGTTTATTGATGTGCCTATGAATGAAGAGATGCCAAAGATATTATTCATCTTTGAAGCAAGTGAGACAGGTGAATTCGAGCCGGGTCCTGATGGTGAACCAATGCCCATCGTAGACCTTGATCTACATCAATACGCCGATATGAATATTTTACGTGATAACTTATCCCAGGCTACGTACAGTATTGTACGTCAAGCTCTTGGACTTGAAGAGCTTTCCAGCGCTGTTGAGAAGGGTAGGGCGATTACTGAAAAGGTTAGGAACAACATAGAAAGCGCCTCATAATCGTGTAAAACAAGACATAATAGTGTATAATAAAAATGTAGGAAATACATCCCGCACTTTGTCTTGAGGACTTTACATGCAACCTTATCTTACACGAGATTCGTCGCTCACCGCGATCCAGAATATCAATAAGCTTTTCTGTCAGATCAAGGAGCTTTACTCAGCTCACGGAATTGACATTACGAATGATGTCGGTAGACAGAATATTCTAATATCAGCAGCACAAGAGCACTTCTTTGCAAATGCTATTAACCAGTCATTTGGAACATGCTCTAATGATGGTCGTACCGGTGCAGCTGACATTATTATCGAGTGTCTAGACGACCGTGAGCTAGAGTGTAAAGTTGTATGTCAGGGAAAGACAGGGTCTTGGCATCTGCAGACAGATAAGGCGACACTTATCAAAAAGGGAGAGTGTGATTTTCTCTATTTGCTTTTTGATAGAACACATCAGAATGTTGGGCTTCTTTTGTTTACAGCACTGACACCAGAAGATTTCAAAGAACCATCTCCCGGTGCAAGAGGTAAAGCTCGTCTAAATAAGCATACTGCATTTAAGAAGTGTACCCCACTTATCGGGTCGTTTGAGGATAAGAGGAAGATGTACATGAAGAAATATGAAGAGCGCATGGTTACCGCAAAAACGAAAAAAGAAAAACAAACCGCTGCACAAAAGCTGGAAATGTGGTATAATAAACCATCACAATATAAAATTCAGCTGGAGGATCTCAATGACATCTGCTAAAGGAGCGTTCGGATCCGAGTTTAGGGTCGGAAACGTTGTTTACTTTATTTCAAGCAAGACTGAGCAAGTAATACCCGCTCTTGTCGTAGAAAAGATCACTCGTTCTTCTTTAGATGTTGATGTACGAGTTACGTATGTTCTAAAGGTAAAACAGGGTAAGTCCTTTAAGTCTATAGAGGTTGATCCCCAGAAAGTTGAGCTTTTTGAAGACCCAGATGACGTAAAGGTTTTTATGCTGGAGAGGACGGAGAAAGCGATCGATAAGCTTGTAGCAACTGCTGTCGAGGCAGCTACGTATCTTAAGCCCCCAGAACTTGCACCTACCCCATCTGCTGCAGTAGAAGAGCTGGACTTGGGGTCTACGACAGGTGATCCTATAGAGGTCGCTCTTCCTGATGGTCGTACCGCGAAGTTAAGGATGTGAAATGAAACACTTGTTATTGGATGCGAATAATTTGTTGTTTAGGGCTCGTCATGCGTGCGCCAGAAGAAGCTATGATAATGTGATTATTCACACGTTCTTTCGTAGTCTTAAGCCTATTGTAGAAAAGTTCTCTCCAGATTATGTGTATTTTGTTCTTGACGGATATCCAAAGAAAAGAATGGAAATGCAACCTGACTATAAGGGTACACGAAAGTACCATGATAAAGATGGGTTTCGTGCTCAGAAAAAGCGCGCAGAAAATATCATAAGAGAGTCAGTGCCGTTTGTTACAGCACGACATCCTGAAGCAGAAGCAGATGATGTGATAGCAGATCTTGCGCTATGTCTGATTCCTGATGACCATGAAAAGATTATTGTTTCCAGTGACACAGACTTCATTCAGTTGTGTCAAGACGCTACGAATACATCTCTATATAATCCGATCAAGAAAGACTTTAGAGAGGTACCTGCTTATCCCTATGCTAGATGGAAAGCCTTACGAGGAGATAGTTCAGATAACATAGCGGGAATTAAGGGGATCGGGAATAAGCGCGCTACGCAGCTCCTTGAGCCAGGTCGATTAACAGAGTATTTTGACAAGTTCCCAGAACATCGCAATACCTATCTTCAGAATTTGGAGATGATAGCGCTACAACCGATGACAAATCGGGAAAGACTGTTAATAGAATATTCATTTCCGAGTGAGCCGCTTGAGACTTTACGAGAAGCCTTTACGACGTTAAAATTCAAAAGTATGATTAGCGATAAAGCGTGGGGAAAATACTCTACGCCGTTTATGGAGTTAAAAGATGGCAGGAAATACTTTACCTGAAGAACAACTGGCTCGTATGCGAGCGAGTGGAGTTATAGAGAGTAATGAGATTGCAATGACTGAAGGAGACTTGTTGGTTGCTGTGAATGTAATTACTGGTGCGAGAAGACTGCTGCAGCAGCCCCCCCTAAGAGAAAGCTCTACGAATAAGAGGCTCTTGAAGGGATGATAGAGCAAGATAACAGAATTATAACTTTTTCTGAAGAATCTCGAGAGCTAATCCGGGTTGGCGTTGAGAAGTTGGCCGACGCCGTCCGTGTAACGATGGGACCTAGTGGAAAGAATGTTTTGATCGAACAGCACGATGCGCCACCAGTCCTTACGAAAGATGGAGTGACTGTTGCTCGTGCAATAAATCTTAGAGATAGATTTGCAAATCTAGGCGTTCAACTTGTGAGGGAAGCTGCACAACGAACTGCCGAAGAGGCCGGCGATGGGACCACCACAGCAACTGTGTTGGCATGTGCGATTTTTCAAGAGGGACTTAAGGCTTTGGCTGGCGGGCATGAATTGAGAGACATCAGGGCGGGGATCCGAGAGGCATCAGAACAGCTTTGTCAAGAAGTTAGTAAAAAAGCTATTCCAGTAAAGTCAGATGAAGACTTGCGGAGAGTAGCAAATATTTCTGTTAATAATGAGCCTGAGCTCGCTGAGCTGATTGTGAAAGCTCTTAAAGCTGTGGGTAACCATGGGACAGTGACAGTAGATGAAGCAAAGGGTTTTGATTCCTCGCTTGATATTGTTGATGGCTGTGAATTAGATCGTGGGTATGTTTCCCCTTATTTTGTCAATAAGCCTGCTCGGATGTCGTGTGAATTAATGAGGCCGGCTATTCTGGTTACAGACCAAAGGGTAAGCTCTGTTCATGATATTATGCACTTCATGGAAGAAGCAGCTCGAGATAACCGACCCTTCGTTATTATTGGACCTGAAACGACTGGTGATGCATTACAAGGGCTTATTTTGAATCATTCTAAGAACCTTATAAGAGCATGTGTTTTAGCCGCCCCAGAATTTGGGACATCTCGACTTGAAGCTTTACATGATTTAGCGATTTTGCTCGGGACAGAAGTCCTGACAGGGGAGCCATCTGGGTGGAGAGACAAGAAGTTAAAAGATATGGGATCTTGTAAGAAGATGACGTCGTACCGCTTCAGAACTATTTTTATTGGAGCCGAAGGTCAGTGTGAGAGTATAAACAACAGGATCGGGGAAATAAAATCTGCTTCATACGAATATGCAGATGACCAAGAAATGCTAAACGTCCTTGCAAGACGTGTAAAGCGGATGAATAGTGGTATTGGCATTCTGAGGGTTGGTGGCTCTACAGAAGCTGAAATAAGCGAACGGAAGGATCGCGTCGAAGACGCGTTATATGCTACAAAGGCGGCGATGGAAGAAGGTATCGTTCCTGGTGGCGGATCACTTTTAGCCAAATTGGCGGAATCTAAGCTACGGAAAGATACCGGCGAGCTAACGATTGGACATAAAATTCTATATAATGCAGCACGTGAGCCATTAAAGCAAATTGCTTCTAACTGTGGTTCTGTTCCAGAAGTTATTCTGGAGAAAATAATTGAAAAACCTAAGAATTTTGGGTATAATGGAAATTCAGGTGATGTATGCAATCTAATGAAAGCAGGAATTGTTGACCCAGCAAAGGTCACAAGACTTGCCTTGCAGAACGCAGCGAGCGTGTCTGTCAATTTACTTTCTATAGGATGCGCGATGGTTAGGGATGATGAGTTGTAGTAACCACTTTTTCCCCATCAGTATAATTAAAAGAGGATAGAGAAAATGCCGATCGCTAGTAAAGATATTCCATATGTCCGTGAGGATCGTCTTCATAAGGAGATGAGCTTCCTTTCATATAAGAGGGACCAGCTTCTGCACCAGATTAGAAGAGAGAAAAAAGACGAGATTCTTGCAGAGAGGTTACTTTCTATGGAAAAAGAGATTTGTTATCTATACAGAGAAGTTGAACGCCGCGTCGCAAGAAAAGAAGCACATCAGAAATTTATGCAAAAAAAGAATGCAAAAAGAAATAATTTTAATCGTGACAATCGTGCAAAACGCCGCAAAAATAGTGTATAATATAAAAGATGGTAGGGAAAGACTTACCATTATTTCACTAATCCCCGGAGGCCATTTTGGTTCTAGAAAGTTATTTTAGCGAGGTTGGAAAACATTCACTCCTTACTCGCGCTGAAGAAGTTGAGCTTGCGAAAGCTATTGAAGCTGGAGACAAGTTTGCACGCGATCGAATGATTCAAGCAAATCTTAGACTGGCAATTTCGATTGCCAAGAATTTCCGTGATAAGGGTTGTTCTTTTGAAGACCTTGTACAGGAATCTAATATTGGATTGATTCGAGCCGTTGACAGATTCGATTGGCGGAAAGGATTCAAGTTTAGCACATACGCTGTGTGGTGGATTCGTCAAGCAGTACAGTCGCACGTTGCAGGACAGTCAGGGGCTATCAAGATGCCCACGTCAGCGCGTGCTGTTTTGTATAAGGCGTATAAGTTTCGTGAAGAATATCTCGAGGCTTTCAAGTGTGAACCATCCCCACAAGAAGTAGCGACTGCTGTTGGTGTTCCAGTTGAGACGTTGAAAGCGATTCGTAAGTCAGGAGCCCCTCAAATCTCACTTGATCGCCCCATTAACTCTGATGACGCGGGTAGTCGCACATTCGCTGAGATTGTTGGGGGAGTAGACGACACCGACCCAGGTGATGAGCTTGACAAGATAGTTATTAGGGAAGCCTTGGTTTGCGCTCTTAAAAATCTGTCTTCTCGTGAAGAGAAGATCATCCGGCTACGCTTTGGTTTGTCGGAAGACTCTACTGATCATAAAAATTTTCCAATTACAAATAAAGAACATAGAGAACTTAAGAAGCGAGGTGCAAAATGAGTATGCCAAAAGGATTCAAGGCTGATAACGGTTACGCCACTGTGGGCGAACGTGGTGGTAAGGGATATCGTGAGATTGCCGAAATTATGACGGGTGAAGGATACCCCATGAAGCATTCTGCTGCTCGCAATTATTTCCTATCAGGCATGAGGAAGCTAGCTGCTCCCATTTGCGAAATGCATGGCCTATCGAACGATGAGGTGGATCGTATTGCTCTAGATCCTCGCTTCCAAGAGTCGGTGGCCGATATTATAGAAGAAGAGGGTATTTCGTTGTGATCAATCTCATTTTAGGTTACATTGATGACCTAAGAACCCAGACAGAGCTTTTAGAAGCTCTTAACTGGGATGAGGAATTAATGACTGAGTTTATGACTGAGTTAAGAACAATGTTGCTCGCCGCTCCCCCAAACGTAGATAAAGCTTTGTTCTGGCTTAAGAATACGCCATGGGACTGTTTCGACGGGGGAGCCTTACCAGACGCAGTGGGTGTAGCGGTGGAGAAGTCTATTCGCAAGACTGAAATGACTATCTTGAAAGAGATAACAGCAAAAAAAGACCAAATTTATGCGCTACCCACAGTGAAGGGTACAAACGATGATACGGAGTGGAACTAGAAATGAGAGCTTTTGAACAATATCTAAATCGAAGGAATATTACAGATGCTAAAGCGTACTTTGAGGCGCTGAGCATCACGACGGATGAGCGATTAAATGAGTGGTGTAGTAACCATGATATCGAGCCACCATTAGTACCGCTGTGGGATCCTGTCCCACAACGAGAAGAGCAAGCAAGCGCCAAGCTTACGCAACCAAAGAAGAAGTCAGCTACAAAGAGGGTGACCTCGCCAGGAGATGCAGAAGAAACATGGCATATCCCAGCCGCGGAACGCCCGTTAAGAAAGTCAACAAAGGGGTCTTCGACGAAAAAGCGGAAGACTTCTAAGTGAAAGACTTAGTAAGAAAGCTATTACCTACGTCAGTGCGAGAAGTATTGTTCTTGACAATGGCGTTTTGTAACGTGGGTGTAACCACTTTTTTTGTGGTAGCTGGACTTTACCCTGAAGCTACATTTAGCAGTGTAACTTCATTGCTTTGTTTTGGTATGTGGGTTTCTGAAATTAATAAAAAGTAAGGATATCGTTTATGTTCAGGAAAGTACTTGAATGGCCTAATTCCAATCTTAAGACTAAATCATCTCCGTTGTCACAAGAAGATCCGACAGCTTGGATAGATGATCTAAAAGATAGCTTTAACGTTACAGGTGGTCTGGGTTTAGCAGCTCCTCAAATTGGAATAACTCGAAGAGTTATAGTTGTCAATCCTTCATATCTTGATATATCAAGCGATGCGATGCTTCTAATGATAAATCCCGTACTTGAGCTGAAGGGTGAGATGTACAAAAACGATGAAGGTTGTTTCTCGGTTCCGTATGTAGCAGGAAATGTCCCGAGATATTCACAATGTAAAGTTGTGTTCTATAATGAAGAGTGGGAGGAGCAATGGTTAAATCTTCGAGGATTAGCAGCTGCATGCATTCAGCATGAAGTTGATCATCTCGATGGGATTCTTTATTTAGATAGAATGGGTAGACTATCACGTCAGCTCCTTGTCAAGAAGATAAGAAAGCAGATGAAAAAAATCGCAGATATCGAACGAGCGACTAAAGAAGAATTTGATAGAGATCACGAAGAACTGCTTGCTGGGCTTAGTGGAAAAGAAAAGGCTAAAACAACTTATTCGCGGAAAAGGAAAGCGAAACCGCGCAGAAAGAACAAGAGACAAAGAAAGCGGAAATAAAAAGTTCGTTCCAGGCGATATTGTCATCTATTCTTCAATGGTTAATGATGCGTTTTATCAGGACGAGAATGATGGAAAGATTTATTTGTGCTTGGGCGATGTAGAAAGCGATGAGCTTGGTGTTTTGGGCAGCCTTTTATCTGGTTCATTTAATGATTTACGTGTTGTAGCAGTACTTGAAGACTGTGGAGATGTACACTTCTTTTTGCCTGAAGAGCTAAAGGCAGCAGAGGACAATAATGAATAAATTAAGTCTAGATCACATAGCTATCAATGTCGCCAACATCGAAAGTGCTATTGAATGGTATGTTAATTCTGTTGGAGCAATAGTAGAATATGCAGATGCTACATGGGCGATGTTAGACGTCGGGGGCTCTAAGCTTGCGCTTACTGTCGCATCACAGCACCCTCCTCATGTTGCATTTAGGGTTGCCACTTTAGAAGAATTAGGTTCGGAATATCGTGAACATCGCGACGGCAGCTGTTATGTTTATATGGTAGACCCAAGTGGGAATACTATTGAGCTAATTTATTGGAGAAATGATGTCACAAAAGACGCTTAAGAGAGGAGATGTTGTTAGACGCTCGGTTCAGGGCGCGAGAGGTTTCTATTACCCAGACATGAGTGGGAAGCCTATTATGGTGCGAGAAGACTGTGTTGCAGACCAGCAGACGGGGTGGAACGAGTGCCAAAATTTTATTGCATATCATGTTCCATGTTCTTCCTTCGCAGAAAAAGATAGGTATGATTCCCGTACGAAGGAGATGGTTGTGTGGGTTGCGAAGAATGGCTAAAAAGAGAAAATCTCGGGTTAGAAAAACAGACACATCTAAATGGTCAAAGCCTAATCCTAATGTAAAGATTACTCATCCACATGTGTCTCTGGCAATTCCCAGTGGAAAATGTCCTGTTGAATTAAAGGGTAATGATAGAGACTCAATCCGTGAATGGATTGTAAAATTGACGGAAAGGAAGCCAGGTAATACTACATATCAAGCTTCTGTTTACAAGTATTGGGTTCGAGATTTTTACGTATCGTATTCTCAAGAATACAAAGATATTGGAAAAATAATCGACACTATCGTTACAGATAAGATTTCCAAAGTTTCAGATATAGGAGCGTAAAATGCCCAGTGTACTATCGAGCTAAAAATCTCGCCATTAGCAATGGGAGAACATACCATCTCGCTGCCATTCTACGAAGGAATGGGAGGGTTATCAAGATCGGCGAGAATACTGACAAGACTCATCCAAGGTTCAAACGTCAATATGCAGACGGTACGTGGGCTTCGCACATGCATGCTGAAATGAATGTCTTGCGGTTTGCTCAACCGGGAGATGAGATTGAAGTTATGCGTTTCAAAAAGTGCAGTCATGAGGTGACAATGGCTCGCCCTTGCTCCCTTTGTGTAGAGCAGCTTTTGAAGGCCGGAATCAAGAAAGTTAGATACACAAATTGGGAAGGTCAGTGGGAGACTATGGAGTTATGATAAAGAAGGGAACAATCGTCAGAAGAAAACCTAATGATTTCTGTTCGTTGAGCCTGAAATTGCGCTATGATATTTTAACCTCTCTTTACCCACCTGAGAGCGAGATCTGTATTGTTACCTCAAATCCAAAAGAAGTTGATTTGAGTTTGCATGATCGGAACCATAATTCAAAGACGAGTCTAATAGTCTTGAAAAAAGGTATTGAAGTAATCTATAATGGAAGGTGGTACGGTCCTTGTGACATAAATGCATTTGAAGAGGTTAAGAAGCGTGGTTAATGAATTGTGTCTGGTCAAGAAGTATAAAGATCTGCCAGAGCAAATTCCCATATTCTATCCTCTAACCTTTGTGGGTGGAGAGGTAGTATTATGTGTTGTAGAGTCCTCAGGTTTTGCTAAAGTATTTTACTGCGGTGAGTTGTTCACGATCGCCAGAGAATATTTAGCAGTATGGGCATAGTGGATATTGGTTCTGTTTTGAAGCTGCATAATGATAACATCGTTGTTGTGATTGGAGTCATTGTAGGTGGATTATTCGGTACTTTTTATACTGTGATTGATGGTGATATTGTCCGAGAGATCAATGAAGCAGACATAAAGGAGGTAGTGAATGAGCGCTAACATTGCATACTCAGCGTTATGTTTCATTAGCTTACATGTAATGGTATGGTTTTCCACAAATCTTCAGTTTATGAATACAGGCTGGTCTGCAAAAAGCTTGTGGGTTTCATTAACATTGGCGATCCCAATATCTATGCTAGCATATTTTGGGTCTAGGTTTGGATATAGCGCTCTTGGTGACTCTGCATGGGGCGTAAGGTTCTTAGCATTTTCGCTATCTTATCTAACATTTCCATTTATGACGTATTATTTTCTGGGCGAATCGATGTTCACTCTTAAGACAATGCTCTGCATTACTTTGTCTTGCGCTATTTTGGCCATACAACTTTTTATGTGATATTTATTGCTATGGCTACCTTCACAAGAGAAGACTTCGAAGACGTGTATTCAACTGCTCGTATGGCTCACATGGGGCAGAAGAGAAGAACAGGTGCAGAGTATTTTACGCACCCGTCTGAAGTTCGTAATATCGTACGCAAATATTATCCTGATGATTATGCTGCACAGATGGTTGCACTTCTTCATGATTCATTAGAGGACGCTCCCGGTTCGACAGTAGGCTCGATCGAGGAAATGGAGTCTTTTATTCTTGGTTCAATCGCAGACCCAGCATCTGGTCAAGAAGTCGTAGACGCCGTCAGAAGCTTGACTCACGATAAAGGGACCGATTATGGAACGTATGTCGTTTCTTTGCTAGATAACCCACTAGCGTTGAGAGTAAAGCTTTCTGATATGCTTCATAATCTTTCGTCATCTCCATCAGAGCGACAGAAAAAGAAATATGGTGATGCGTTGGAAATTGCAACTAACGCTGTAGGTGGAGTACCAGCCGATATCAGTACACAACATTGGGATGATTTAATATCTTTGACAGAAACATTAGAAAACCGCGCTTTAAGATTACTAATAAGGGAATACATGAAACCTACGAACAAAGTAGAGAAAGGGTGCACAGTCAGATGCACTGAGACAGGCCGGATTGGTGTTGTATTAGAAAAAAGGCGTGGAAATTACACGACCTATATTAGGGTCCTGTGGGAAACCAAAAGTATAACACTGACCGAAGTTGTTGACGTTGAGCTTGTCCGTAACGACTAAAGCGATTAGTCCCCTTCTGGTGGTAACGTAAGAAGTTTGTCCATTTTCTTACCGACCCATGGGTCTTCTCTATCAATTTCTCTTTCTTTAACCTGCTGCTCGATCCATTCACGACCGATTGGGTTTTTAATCGGCGATGCAACAAATGCTTGCGCAGCAGCCGCTGCCTCTTTGGTGGCCACATCCCAGTTGTAGTCTGTATTGTCTATAATCTGAAAGTTTGCCCCGAATAATGATCGATATGCCTCAAGATTCGCTTGGACGTTGGTCCAGATTTCTTCCACATCGGCTTCCTTAAGCTTTCTTTCTCGCTTTAGGTTTCGTTCTTGAGCTTTTTCTAGGGTGGTATTGACGAATACCATCATGGTATCATAACCCGCCTTCTCCACGTATGCTTTTTTCTTTTTCATCTTGTCCAGATCTTGTCCTGTACCATCCACAATCAACCCGAGACGACCGATCATTGCAGCTGATTGAGCGACTTTCTTTAATCCCTTTGCTTTCTGCCGCGGCGAACCCGGAAGCTCAGTCACATTGTAGAATTCTTCATCACTCATATCCTTCAGCTCAGAGGGTGAGATTCCCGCATCTTTTAGAAATTTCTCGAAGGCTGGATCACTATTGATAACGCGAAGTCCAGTCGCGGTACCTGCTTGCATAGCTGCATTTTCTATAGCTTCACCTCCGAAGATTAAGGATGCAGTCTTACTTTTACCGCTTCCAGGACCGCCTGCCATGAAGACAGCTTTTAAGATTCCAGGATCGTATAGCCCTTCGGTTATAAGTCCTATGACCGCTTCGTTAATTTTCTTTTGTTGGTTGTGGAGAATTTCTTCCCTTATTATTATACGTAACGTTGCCTCGGTCAAGTTCATTTTAGATTCCGCCTAATAGGGTAATTGCGATTAGTCCGGGGATTCCTTCCTTTATATACACACCCGAGAAGAGTGTCGAAGCTCGACCACCGACGTAAGAAAATGCAGACTCTAGTCTTCGGCTGACGTCGGGATCAGACGCCATATCACCATTTACGACAAGGAGAAGTGTTCCAGTCTCGGCCGCACCCGAAGGTGTTGGGCATGGGGAAGATCGTAGGCATCCTTGGTATACAAGTGAACCCAGGTCACTCCTTGTCACATCTCGAACCACTGTACTTCCAAGAACCATTCTGCCCTCGGTGCTTAAACACTTCTCGAGGTCTTTTGTATCGAATGTTTGGATTTCAGTATGTTCATCGGCTAGCTTAAGGACTTGAGCAAGAAGCTTTGCGAAGTTTTTGTTAGCAGCAGGGAACATATTCATCATCCCTACTTTCCCTCTCAGCAGTTGTAGCTGTTTTTCGTTATCAATAACAATATGCGGAGTACCAGCGATATCTGCTATAAGTGATTTGTAATTTTTTGAGATAGTGGGGTTCAGCATTTCTTGTGCTGTTGGCTTAGAAACGATGTATACAACCTTTCCAGACGCTTCGATAGATGATAGATACCGACTCAAAGAGCCATGTAGTTCATGACACGCAGATCCGGTACCGCCACCGCCACCGGCACATACGAATAGCCAATCAACCTGACCAAGTCTTGTACGGACAGCGTCTTCAACAAAAGCACTGTTTTCTTGGAGGACTTGTTTACCTAGCTTAATATCTTTTCCGACACCGTCAGCTCCTGGAACGAGAACAAAGTGTGATTCTTCTAGACCACCTGGCTGATCTTTTTTGGTGGTATTTACTAAGATAGTCTTATTAAATCCAAGATCGAGAAATGCTTTAGCTAATTTTCCTCCACCTCCACCGACTCCAATAAAGCCACATGATATCGCGGATCGGGCTGCATTGTCCGGGAGTAATCTTTCATCCGCTTCAGCTGGATCATCATCATAAGCCATGACGAAATCAAAATCATCACCCGCATCTGGAGCGTTAATGTAAGTATCGTCTTTATTTTCATCAATTTTTGACATTTGTTTTTCCTTTGTTAGATTTCCGTCTGGAATTAGGATTGTAAGAATTTCCAGCAGACTTAAGTCGTTATAATCTTTTTGATCAGTAAATTTCTGTCCCTTAAGCGACCAGCTTCCCGAAGCCATATTTGTTCTCCGTTAACCTGACCCCATACTCTCCTACTTAAATATGCGGTTTTGTGGTTAATTATCTTCATTAACTATGCGTAACATAGAGCAAGCTGCTGGTCCAAAGAAACAGCACCTTCCACACTCAACACAATAGTCACTGATTTCATTCTCAGTGTTAAGCTTGAGCTGCTCATCCATGGTTCTTAATTTTTGATTTTCTTTATCCAAGAAAATACATTCGGCGAAAATCTGATTTGCGTGATTCCAAGGATATTTTCTGCATGTTTCAGGACGATCTTTGTAAATGCTACATAGGTATTTTGTTTTCTTTTCGCTCATGCAAATATTGTAAATGATACGAGAAGAATATAAAAATGGTGGAGGCGGCGGGAGTCGAACCCGCGTCCGCAATAGTCTTAGTTTGAGTCATCCACAAGCTTGTCTGGTCATTTCTCCGGCCAGTAGGATAGTCACTGCCTTTTTCGCCTCTGCTGTGACCGAGTGAGGACTGGTGGGCTTTTATTTCTCGGCAGGACCAACTGCTCAAGCCTAAATTGGATAGATGGCTTTAGGCAGCCACCCGATTAAGCGGCTAAGCGCTCTTCGAAGTGGTTGTTGTTATTTGCAACTATTGTTTTTGAACGATTAGGGGCCGTTTCTTACCCGCTTGCACTCTCCCCTTGATTCTACCCCGTCGAAGCCGTTACGCCCCCGTTAAATGTTTGATCTTTCTTATTATATTTATCGACATCGTAGTTTTTACGACATATTTAGAGATATCTTCGCGCTTTTTAAAGAGGCACCCTTCATGGACGAACTTCGGTTGTTAGAAGCAGTAATGTCACGGCTTCAGAACTATAAAAGAATTGATGAATGCATCATCGTCGGTGGGGAAGTAGATGGCGATCATGTTTTGGCAAAATCACGTGATAGAAATTATCATGCTCGTGTTAAGATTATACGAGACTTACTTGATGATGGTACGGAGATCGTTTATTTTGAAGATTTAGATACAGGTTATGCCGAAGGCATGAATTCCCACGGCTTAGGTGTCATTAATTCTGCTCTTTCTATTGCTGATGATGAGAAAGCAAAAGATAAGACGAAGGGCAAAGTTAATTCTGACGATGGTCCAAGAATGATAAACGCATTACAGTATCAAGATATAGATGAAGCGATAAAGTCTCTCGTCGGCTTTATGGGCGGCATCAAGGGGCACACATTCGTTGGAAACCCACAGTCTTTATACAGTATTGAGATGTCATCAGCTCACACTCCCGTAATTACACCGCTTGATCCTACCACAGGGTTTGATGTACGTACTAATCATGGAATGGATCATGATGGCGCCGGTTATTCCCCAGAGCGGCGCCCGGAAGACTATATGTCTTCCAAAATACGAAAAGCCCAGGCCGAAGTAGAGCTATCAGACATCGCAGACTTTGAAGAGATTGCCCCCGCTCTTGCTCAGCAAAATTTTGAGCCAGGATCAAACAATAACATGCTACGTAGGACTGAACCTGATAGTGGAATGGCCACTACATCACAAGTTGCCATGCATCTCCCTAAAAAAGAGTTTATTTTTTACTATTTCCCTGATGAGTGTGACTTTGAGGGAGTTATGGATAAAACCCCTGAGGATTATAAGCCTCAGATCAATATTAAAGTCATAGAGCGTCCAGAAAGCTAGATCTGTACAAACCACTGTACTTTTCTACAATATATTTAGGGATATGCCTATTAAGAGAATCATAGCTTTTGATTTTGACGACACTCTAGCTCAAACGGTTTCCACCATTGGGGTTCGTCGACTTTTGGCAGATGGAACGCCCGATAAGTCATTCGAGGACTTTCTGTTAGACAACAATATTCAATATGTAAGAAATGAACACGGATTCTGGTGGTTAGATTCAGCGAATTTTGCTCTTTTTGAAGAATTACCCGTACCAAAAGGTTCAGAAGATGAAATAGACTATTCTGGTACAGCCTCCATTGATATGACGTTATCGAAAGGCATCAGTTCCATGTTGAGTAAATTATCTGAAGCTCAAGCGGACCCTGAGACGCTCGCTTTGGTTGTTACCGCAAGAGCTGGAAGTAAAGATATGTACAGTCCAGCTCAGGGAGCGAATATAACACCCCAGAATAGGCAGCAGATCATTCAGTTCCTTAATGATAATGGAATCGGTATATCTGACAATCAGTTACACACAGTGGGGGATATGGATGGCGAAACACCAGCTGGAAAGGCTTCGGTACTTGCTGGGTACCTCGACAAGCACCAGCCAGAAGAGTTAATTTTTTACGACGATAGTGAAAGAAATGTCCGTGCTGTAGCTCAACTTTGTAAGCAGTATTCGCCTGATGTCAAGATTTCCGCCTATCAAGTTGCCAATGGTTCGGCTTCCAGCCCAGAAACCTGTACAGAGAATATAAAAGACCGTCTCCGCAAAATACTTATGTCTGTATTGCGGGGATAAGTGTATGAAGATCTTACGAGAGTACATTAGGGCTCTTATCAAAGAAACATATCAAAGTCATTCATTCGAACCAAAAGAGGGTGATATGATTATGAATGTTAATGATAATTGTAGACATAAAGGTAGCGAGGGCACAGTCGTGTCTGTTGAAGAGTTGCCAGATGATCAGGGTAAGGTGGTTGGTTATCGCTGCACAAATTCTGGCCCAACATGGGAGGAAGGCGACATTCTCAAGAAGACTATGGATCAGTTGGCTCCCATGTTAAACCCAGCGGGAAGATCGTATACCGTTCGTAGAGGATGAGATGATAACTGAGCTTTGTATATTTGATTTTGACGCAACTCTTTTCATGAGCCCAATGTTCCCTGATGATTGGGAAGGTCATACAGGTCAGTGGTTCGATACTCTCCAGTCTTTAACTCCCCCATGTGTTATTGATCCTGGTCCCTTATGGATCGGAGGCTCTGTTTCTGCCGCAGCTGAAGCAATCAATCGTCCTGAAGCCTATGTTGTTCTTATGACAGGCAGAGGGATGTCTCCCGAATTGCATGCGAGAGTTTCAGAGCTTGTCTCATCAGCTGGTCTGTCTTTTGATGAGATTCACTTGAAGCCCGGTGGAAGAACAATGGCTTGGAAGTCATCGATGCTAGAGCAGTTTATTCAAAAGTTCCCAGATCTTCAAACTGTACAAGTTTGGGAAGATCGATCCGACCACTTAGACCATTTTATGAAAGTTGCAGAAGATGCAGGTCTCGAAGCTATTCCGCACTTTGTCGGTGAAGCGTTAAAAGATCCATGCGTGCTTGATGACCCAGTCCAAGAAGCGGCCTTAAGACGATATGTGAGAGACTTGTTAATCGAAGTTAACGAGTACGGCTGGAACAAAGCCGATCGAAAGACGATGGGTCAAGACGGAAAAGCCAAAGGCCGACAAAAGAAAAATTGGGTTGGACAAAACACAAATGATGTGATTACCAATTGGTATAAAAAGATGGGCTTAGCAGAAGCCATCGGCTTGCTTAGCGAAGGTGTTGAGTTCCATGAACTAGATTCTCCGCTGAAGTATTCTCGCTCAAGTAATGTAAAGCGTATTGCATATTGTGACAAAGCAGTTACAGAGCCACCAGAGCATCATGATCCCTACTTTAAGGAATGGGAAAGATGGCGAAAACGCTCATCGACCGGAAGAAAGCTCAAAAAACCGGTTCTTGAAGAAATTGTTCCGGGTGTTAGTGATGTCTGTGTCATTGGATTTTTAGACTATCATCAACACGCCAAGAATTCTGATGGAAGTACATATTGGTATATCGACTATATGAAAAATCGAAGTGATAGTCGTGGCCAAGGGACAGCAAGTAAACTTGTCGAGCATTTCTATGAAAACGTAGTACAACCTGGAGACAACGTTAGCTTTGGTAAGATGATGCATCCCGCAATCGGACATATAAAAGACAAGATGGTTGATAAGTATCCTGATGTCGATACAATAGGCGCAAGGAATTACTAATGAATCTCCTCCGCGAATACATAAGAGAGTTGATCACGGAAAAAGATAATTCCGCAGGTCCAGGCTTAAAGTACATCTATCGCGGCATGAAAATTGATATGGGCAATGATGGTTTAGCTCGAGCGATAAGAAGGATAGCGCAAGACAAGCCTGCGGGGATGAGTGAGCGTGAAGCTGGCTCTTTTATCATGGGACAGCTGCAAAATGAAGAGATCGGTGAATCATGGACCACCAACCAAGATGTTGCCGCCAATTTTGCGGATGCATGGTCTGCAAAGAATAGAGGTAGCACTCTCCATGTGATGTTTGTTGGCAAGATCCCGAATGACTTTGGGTATGACCCAACAGTAACAGGTGAAGAGCCACCAATGTTTGAAGATGAGAGTGAAGTACGAATTCCAAAAGGCGAAGAGATAGACATCTCCGCAGTCCAAGTTTTTATTGCTGATAAGAAGGGCGGTAAGATGTGGCAAAAGTTTAAGCCTGTTGCATTCAGTCTTGGGAAGGTTAAAGCATGAGTCTTCTACGCCAGTATATGAGAGAGTTAATCAATGAATCTCATTTTCCGATTTATGCTCAAGACAAGATGAGGATCCATCATTCTCGAGAAGGCACTCGATCAGGTACCGAGCCACAGATTAGTGGGTTTTCCCAGGAGATTGGACCCAAGCCAAATGGTCTTTGGTATGAGTGTCAAGACGGAAGCTCGGAGACATGGGAAGAGTTTTGTACGGTTGGATTGACGTCCGGTTATGACAAGTATGATAGCACCTACAATGTTATTCTCAAAGATGACGGCTACTATATATTGCACATCACCGATGACCACCATTTCGAAAAGTTTGCTAAGATGTACAGCGTAAATCATCCTGCTGATCCTGATGGTAGTAAGGGGCTCGATAAGATGATCGACTGGCCAAAAGTCGCAGAGCATTATTCAGGGATAGAGATCTGTCCGTACTTAAGCAGCAAGAGGATGGACGACGATGCTTTTTGGTATTACGGTTGGGATGTAGCATCAGGATGTATCTGGAACGCGCAGGGGGTTGAAGAGCTAATAAAAGCAGGAGATTGTGATGCCCCTACTACATGAATACATAAAAATGATAGTAGAAACAGCTGACCAAGGTCCGATTCGTCAATCGCTTAGCATATCGATACCTGCTGATCTCCAGAATATTCAAAAGAGGATGGAGTCCGCTGGGCAAGAGCTTTATCTTGTTGGTGGCGCAGTCCGCGATGCTCTCATGGGTCAGTCACCAAAAGACTATGACGTGGCCACGAACGCTCCGCCGGAGAAAGTTACCAAGATCCTCAAACGAGATCCGCAGCTTCAAATCAAGCCGGTTGGCGAGGCATTTGGTGTGGTGCTTGTAAAGACACCTGCCGGAAATGAATATGAAGTTGCTACATTTAGAGAAGACATGGGTTCTGGTCGACGTCCGGATTCTGTTAGTTTTACAGATATGGAAACTGACGCCCAACGTAGAGATCTTACAATGAACGCTCTTTTCTATGATATGGCGGCTCAGGAAGTTATTGATTTCGTTGGGGGTATTCAGGATATTGAAGACGGTATTGTTCGACCTGTTGGTGCCGCAGCTGATAGATTCGCTGAAGACCCGCTTCGAATTTTACGAGCAGTTCGATTTGCAGGTCGTACTGGGTCTGAGCTTGATGAGGAAACGAAGCAGGCGATTCTCGACGACAATGAACTGAGGCAAGTTTCTCCCGAACGGATAAGAGATGAATTCATTAAGGGAATAACATCCGCGCAGGATATCGGCTATTTTCTTCAGTTGACGGAAGAGCTGGAATTATTTGAGCAGATCTTTCCAGGTCTTGATGTTGGAATATCTGGATCAACAACACAAAACGCCAATGTTCAGATAGCTTCGCTATTGGGAGACAATGATCCTGATGCAGTTGGTCCAGTTCTAAAAAATATGAAATACTCAAATGAGGAGACGAAGCTGATCCAATTTCTTGTGGCGCTTAAGGGTATGTCAAGAGAGACCGCCCCTCAGCTTAAAAAAGACTTTAAGCGATTTAAGCTCGATCCTGCCGTGGTTACAGAGTTCGCGGCGATTGTTGGTACTCCGACCCCAGCTGCTGTTAAAAAGTTTTTAGATTATGTTGCTGCTCCAAAAGCAGGCGATCCGCAAGAGCTTATGGCTCAAGGGATAAAAGGTCCAGATCTTGGAAAAGCATTGATTGATGCTGAGATGAACGCATATGATGAGATTGTTGGGGAAAGCCGTATTCTTCTTCGTCGATACATAAGGCGTTTACTAAGGGAATCAAGAGAAGAAGTTGCCAAGATTATGCAACTCTGGGATGCAGACGAATGGGAGCAGGCCCAGGAGCTAGCATATATGATGGGTCCAGAGGTAAGTCGACATCCTGATTTGTTCATGTGGGATCTTCTAGATGGCGAGACCGGTGATGTTCTCGTAGCAGAATTAAACTACGATCAAGCAACGTCACCGGAATATATGGCATTCGCTGCTCTTGGTGGTTACTCTATTGGACATGTCTGGGGTGAATCCGCTAGAGACCATCCGCCGACCCAAAAACATTTTGATGATGCAATGGCACATTATGAGGATTATCGTTCTTCTAATCAGGAATTAAGAATTACAGATGTTGATGAAGAACACCAGCACATCGTGGTAACGTGGGAATAATATGAAGATAACACGTAGACAACTTAGAAGTATTATTGCTGAGGCGATGTCAAAAAGTCCTGACTGGAAATGGACTGCGTTTGAGGGTCGAGAGCCGACCGAAGATGAAATCAAATTAATGGATGCTTTTATGGGTAGTGGAGTTCAGGCTCTGGAATTGGCAGAAATGACTGGCAATGATGAGATGGCGGCTGAGTTCCACAAGATTATAGATCCGATCAGAGATAGAATAGCAAAGATTGAAAATGCTATAGAAGATATCCAAAACGGAGCCATGAAGAAAAAGAAGCTAGATAAGTTAGCTGATGCTTTAGAGAAAGATGTACCAGAGATGTCTGCCGATACATGGAATAGCTGGTTTGAGCCTGATGACCATTGGATAGACAGCATATATGAGATGGCAGATAATATCTGGTATCACGGTATAGATTTTGACAGCTACAATGTCGCCTCAGAAACAAAGTCAAAGCAGGATTTAGACAAGATAAAGATGTGGGCAGGTGTTGCATGAACCTACTCCGTGAATACATAAGAGAAATGCTTACTGAAGCCAGCACAGAGGAGAAGACAGCCTCAATCGAAGACATGCTCAATAATGAAAAAGAGGTAACCAAGCTTACCAATATATTTTGGGGCAGTGGCGCCCAAGGGCTTCAGTTGGCTGAGATGGTAGGAGCGACTGATAAAGATGGGAAACCACTCTCTGAGATTTTTGAGACCATTATTCATGGCGCTATCCAGCTAATCGAAGATGTTGAAAAATACGGAGAAGAATTTAAGAAAACACCGGCTAAGAACTTTACAGCTAAAGATGCCGAAATGCAACTGGAGACAACCCAACGGCATCTCCAAGATGAGATCGCAATGACAGGATTATATCCCACTATTTCGGACGAACTACACGATCATCTTGTGCATGTTGCTACGAAAGCACTTTGGAGCATTGTTCCGCACCCATGGGGTCACCATACCGCCTTCGGCGACCAAGGTGCAAGGTCGCTAGCTTGGCTCAAGAAATGGGCAGGTATGGGATGAACCTACTCCGTGAATATATAAGAGAGTTGCTCAAAGAAGACCCGATGGGGTTTGTGCACGACCTTGCCGCCGCATCAGAAGAGTTCGGCGAAGAAGGCCAGCCATTCTTTGGTGGTAACCCGGGTAAGGGTGGAGCAAAAGCGATTAAGCGCGCATTTAGTGCAAATGCAGACCATCAATGGCTTTCTACTCTAGACACCGTTCACTGGACTGGTGAGATCTATGACATGGAAGCGCTGGCTGGTAAAGGAAAAGATGAACTTTCTACTACTATGACACTTTCAGGAGAAAACTTTGATGGCTTGATGGACTATGGCTTGTGGGTAAAGGGCCGGATTACTCTGGCAACTAATGACATGGACCAGCTTTATAGTGGTCACTGGGAGGATTATATCCCGGGTTTGACGAGTACCGTGTCAGAAAAAGAATATGAACAACGAAAGAAGTCTTCTGGAATCAACAAGTTACCGACAACGTCAAAAGATTATAGTCGCTATGGAAAACTTAAGCGTGGTAGTGAGTTTGGCGAAAAAATGGCGAGGAATATTCCTTATGTTTTAGATCAATCCACATGG